CTAATTTTTTGCATTGCTTTCAGCCTCTTGAAAATGGGTAGCCAAATTCTGGCTTGGATCAGGTAGCCAAACTACTTGCGCCATTTTTGCCATGGCCCGGCGCGCAATGAGCGCTTGTTCTGCCTCCCGAGTGTACCGCGCCACCTCGCTATCGGTGACATGGCCGGTGATGGCTTTGATCTCCTGATTGCTCAGGCCCGTTTCCGCCATGCGCCGGGAAGCCGCTTTGCGCAGGCCGTGCATGGTGTAGCCGTCAAGGCCAGCTTTGATCACCTGCTTGCGGAACCACATGCTGAACGACTTGGCGCTGAATAGAGTGCCGCGTTCGGTGGTGATGAATGCAAGATGCGCGGTGGGCATGGCAGCGATACTGGCGGCCAAGTCTGGGTGGATCGGGATCGCCATGGACTTGCCGGTCTTCAACTGCTTCACCGCAATTGCACCATCCTTAATGTGCTGCGGTCCCATGATCCTGACATCGCTGCGGCGTTGCGCGGTGTAGAGCGCCAGGTCGAAAGCCAGACGCTGCTTTGTCCCTCGCGGCCAGCAAGCCTGGAACTGTGCGATGTGTTCCTCCTGCCACGTCTTGTGGCCTTCGGACTTTACCTTGATGCCCTTCACAATTTTCGCAGGGTTATCGATTCGCCAGCCCAGTTCGATGGAATAGCGGAATAGCTGGCCCAGCCTCTTGCGTAGATTGTTGGCCGCGTTCGGCGTATCACCCATCTTCGCTATTAAGCTGGCGACGTGCTGGGCTGTCATTGTCCTGGCGCTGCGGCTGCCGTATTTTGCACGGAACCGCTCAATCTCGCCTCTGTAGGTGTATCGGGTGCTTTCCTTGATTTCCTGCCAGTTTTTGGATTTGTAGAACCGCGCGATCAGTTCATCAAACGTACCGGGCTTGGGGCGATTTTCACCAACCTGCTTTTTGCCATTGGCCAGCCAGGTGTGGTATTCCTCGGTGAACTCAGGCGTCCCCGGTTTATGCTGGCAGTAGTGCGTGACATAGCCCGTCCTGCGAAGGCGAACGCGCTGAATGCCGTGCCGATCGGTATAGGCGCTGGCATAAGTTGGCAGGGCTTTGTTCATTCGAGGTCTGCCCATTCGTTTGTTTCCCGGCCTTCATCTGGTTGGCCGGCGATAATCACAATCTTGCCGTCTGGGTCTATCTCTATCCGCGAAATCGGGACGCCAGCGCGCATCACACCAGCGGCGGCGCGCTTAACGTCCGCTTCACGAAATCTCGCCTGTGCCGTCATCTCACACCTCCGGCCTGCTTGAAGCCTTGACCGATCGCGCCATGGAAATGAGAAGGTCGCGGAATGGCTCTGGCGTTGCATTTCGGATTTTCGTTTTGTCCTTGCCACCCACCATGGCGACAATGCCGATCCGGCGCGCCTTTTCATAGCCGTATCGGTCAATCATCCATTGCGGCAGGCGTTGGCCACTCGGTCCAAATTGCAAATGCGGCTTGTCAATGCCATTGGCATACAGCCAAGTCGGCTTTCGAGAAGTATGGCCATAATGCCCTTGCTCGACATAGCAGGTCCAACCATCGTGCATGTCTGCTCGCTGCCAACCGCGATGCCGCTCCGGCGGCGTCAGGCCATAGTGTGACCAAGCCCGGCTATCCGCAGGATGCTCCAGAACTCCGCCAAAACGACGTACCGCAGACAACGCATGCGCGAAGCACCCGCCATCATCTCCCAGCTTATACTGGTGCGGCTTGCGAGTGCTGCCGTGCCAAAACCTACCCCACCGCTGGCAAGGCGGGTGCGCGACGACCGGATACGGGCCAGCATATTGGCGCGCATCACGGGCTTCGTCCCATGGGTCAACGCCGGGCAGGCCGAAGTAGCAGCCGCCTGTCTCGACGTAGAGTGCTGCGATCATCACCCCGCCACCCTCCCGGCTTCCACAGCGTCCACCAGATCCCCCACAGTCCGCGCCTCGGCCATGGCATGCTCACTGACCGACACGCGAAGCTCATCCTCTATGGCCATCGCAATGCCCAGCTTGTCGTATTCATCGGCGCCAATGTCTGCGATCTTGGTATCTGCGGTGATGCTGGCGGGTTCTATCTTGCGGCGCGTGAGGCCAATGGTCTTGCAGATGATCTGTGTGATTGCTTCGGTGTTCGGCATGGTTGCTCCAATCATGCGGCCCGCTGCGCCTCCGAGGCCAGAACCTCGGGATGACAGCCGAGCCGTTTGGCAAGCACGCGAATGGCGAAGTCGATGAACTCCGTCCGCTGGTGCTCGGGCATGTTGTGAAAGGCGATGCTGTCGTAATCGTAGTCGATCACGTCGCCGGTCTTGCGGGATATGATCGGCTTTGCCAGACCAGCTTCACGCTTGAGCCACTTGTGCAGCATCTGCGTGGTAACTGGGCCGTCGAACGCATCTTCGAGATTGTCGAGCGCGATCTTGAGCATTACCCAGTACCAGGCCATGCGCTTGATGTTGCCCTGGGTTCGCTTGATATCGATGCGGACCATTGATCCATCAGCCAGCGTCTTGAGGGCATCGGCAGCGGCGCCGTTGATCGGCCGGAGCGCGCCAAGCTGGACGCGAAACAGCAAAGGTTCGGTTTCAGCCATAGGGGTTCTCCAACTTGTGGCGATGCGGGCTGGCGCGGTAAAATTCCTGCGCCAGCTTCATCAGGTCCAAGCCGTGCTTGCGCTCAAAGGTCGCCTCGCCCCGGTGGGATTCGGCATGATGTTCCCGGCACAAGGCTACACAGAAAGCATCTGATGGCTTGAACCCCATGCCCGAGTTATTTGCGCGCCTGATATGGGCGCATTCGATGGGCATTTCCTGGCACCCGGGAACGCAGCAGTGATGACCACGCACCCACGCGCGATGGGCTTGGCTGCGCTTGCCAGCGTCAGCCTTTGACGACTTGGTTTTGATCCGGGCAGGTAGGCTTACCATGGCAGATCATCATCAAGTTCGTCGGCCAAACTGCGCGAACCGCTGGAATTTCCCCAGCCAACGCTGCTGTTATCGTCATAACCGCGCTTGCGCTCGCCGCGACCATCCCCGCCTTGGCTATTCTGCGGGCTGTCCAGCATGGTCAGCGAGCCGTTGGCACCAGCCACCACCACTTCGGTACTGTAGCGATCCTGCCCGCTCTGGTCTTGCCACTTGCGGGTGCGCAGCTGGCCTTCGATGTAGACCTTGCTGCCCTTGCGCAGATAGCGCTGGGCCACCCCTACCAGCCCTTCTGACTGGATCGTGACGCTGTGCCATTCGGTGCGCTCCTTGCGCTCACCGGTCTGCCGGTCCTTCCAGCTTTCCGATGTGGCGATGCGCAGGTTGCAGATTTGACCACCGTTCTGGAAGGACTTCACCTCAGGATCGGCGCCCAGGTTACCCACCAAAATGCATTTGTTGACGCTGCCAGCCATGTTACGCCGCCCTCTTTTCTTCGTGCCAGTGGAACCCGGGAAGAGCCTTCGCCCGGCCTGCTTCGGTCTGGACGCGCAAATTGGCATAGCGCTGGATCAGGTCGCGCAGATCGGCTGCAAAAGCTTCGTCGCCCAGCAGGGCCTTGAGCGCGTCCATCCATGCGGTCTTTTCGCCGGTCGGGACCGCAGACCAGTAGGAGCGCAGCGTCTGCGCGCGGAATCCGTCGCCACCGCCTGTCCTGACCTTGGCCTTGCCGATACCCTGCGCCTGCTTGATCAGGCTCATGGCTTCGGCCATCTTGTCCTGAGCATCTTCGACCACGGCGATATCGGTAGTGGTCTCAGCTTCCTGCTTGGCGGCGAGCGCAGCGGCGGCAGCTTCGGCAGCAGCCTTGGCGGCTTCCGCTTCCTTGGCCTTGCGCTCGTTGTCGAGCTTGACCAGCCAGCCAGTGGACAGGCGGCCCAGCGTGGCCAGGGCGATGGTGATCTTGCCATCGGGCGTCTTCTTGAGCTTTTCGGCGGTGTAGCCGTTCTGCCATGTGCCGATCTCGGCAATCGCCTCGTTGTGCGGACGCTTTTCTTCCGTGGCGGTGGCGTCCACCTGCTTGCCAGCCTGTTGCAGCAGGCGCACCAGCTTGGCCACCTGATCGGCCTGCGATTGCGAGGCCAGCGGCACACCATCGGCCCAGTTGCCAGCCTCGGTCAGCAGGTCGCTGACATGGATTTCGACGGCTTCCCGGCCAGTGATGGGTGCGACTTCCGCCTGCGTGGGCTGCTCGATTTCCTCGGGCGGCATGTTGCCACCGATCACGGCGCGCGTGTTTTCATCAACCGGGGCGTGTTCAGCAGCCATGCGCGCGGCATGGGCCTCCAAAGCCTCAATCTCGCCTGTGCGATCCGGGGCTTCCCGCCGAAGCTTGGCTGCGGCCATGGCAGCGTGCTTGCCGTTCATGGTGGCAATTTCGGTGGCCCCCTTGGAGCCGTTGTAATGGGTAACGGTCATGGGTTTGCCTTTCAGAGGTCCGCACCGGCCAACTGGTTGGCGTCGAACTGGCTGTTGGTCTGCTTGCGAGCGAGGCGCGCCAGGTCATCCTCCAAGCGGCCCACGGCATCATCGTATTGCGCCTTGGTCAGCAGGCCGATGTTCTCGACCTTGTAGTGCTCGCAGAGTATCGTCGGGGCCGTGCTGGTAGCTGACAGAAGCTGTTGCAGCTTGGCGAACGCAGCGTCGGGCATCTGGCCTTGCTGGGCTTTGGGATCGGCGGCCTTGGCCTTCGTGGCAGGCTTGGCGGCTTCCGCTTGAAACGCTTCCTCGCCATCATCCGCGTGCAGATCACCGCCCTTATGCCAGAGGTCCAGGGCCATGCCGAAGCGCATGCCGGCATTGCGGATGGCGTCCCCGATGATTTCCTTGATCGCGTCACCACCGGTCTTGCCGTCGGCATGGCCAAAGCCGTAGCGGCTGACGCCATCGACGGTCAGCTTGATCCACATGCCGCCCGGCATCGTGGGAAGCCCGAGCGACATTGGGTCGGCAACCGGCTCCCACGTCCAGCGCGGATCTGCATCCAACAAGCGATCGGTCGCAGCCGCGTGCCCGACGTAATCAAGGTGCACGGCGTCCTTGTGGTGGTGGCCACCGCAGACCTTGCAGTTCCAGGCCATCAGGTTCTTGTTGGCCTTGCGCGCATCAATTTGCGCGCGAGTTTCCTTGGGCAGCTTGGAAATCTGATTGTCCGGGAACGGCACCCGCAGCAGAGCAAGGCCGGTCGGTTTGGCGGCGTCGATTTTGGTCTGCGCATTCATGACCGGCTCTCCCGGTTGGCGCCCAGACCGGCCTCGACGACCTGGGCGCTGTGGGACGATCCGGTGGGGTCCGGCGAGGCGGTGGGGCGGAAAATGCAGATTTGCGCGGCAAGCGCATCAAGCGCGTCCTGTGGTGGCACAAAGAACCCAAGCTGGCCTTTGCACGGGATTAGTTCCACGGGGAACGCATCGCGCAGAACGAAACCATAGCGGCCAAAGAACCAGCGGCTGTCCATTTTGGTCACGCAATCGACGATGCGCGCCATGCCGACAATCCCACCGCGAGGCATTGCCATCTCGTCTGGATCGTCAGTGTCTAGCTCGCTCTTACTCACACCGGCATGGATGATAAACCAGCCTCGGCCTTTCGTCGGCCAGTCCCGGTTCTCTACGTCCTTGCCATCGTGGAAGATATGATGCGGGTAAGGCTGCTTGATCGAAAGCGCCTTGACGTGTCCGGATCGCACGCGGTTCGCGAGGTCAGCAAAGTCAACCATGGCGCACCTCCTTATTCAGCACCCGAGCAAGCCAGCCCCGGCGCGGCGCGTGATGCATTTCACACCACTGCGCCATCGTCGGAGGGCTGTAGACCGGCGGGAATGCGCCTGTTGCCTTGGCGCTGGTGGTGAGGCGGGCGGCGGTCATGACGCCTTCTCCGCGCGGGCAGGAACGCGAATCTTGCGCTTGTCATCGCCAAAATATGACGGGCAGTCCTGCGCCTGATTGAAGGCTTTCACCGCAGCGTAGAATTCGTCAACGCCCTTCATGTCGTCAGTGCTGGCGTCTTCGTGCATATCGTCGAGCAAATTTTCCAACACATTGTCGGCGTCAATTCGCGGATACGATACATTGCAAGGGCTGACCCATTCAGCGCCAAAATCCCGCGCCTCTTCCATTTCCATGAAATACGTGTCGCCGTCGAAAAGGCAGTATGGCCCACCGTTATCGGGAATTTCGGTGGCAGCATCCAACTTGCGCTGATACCTGCAAGCCTCACACGCCGTGAAACTCTTGCTGCACTGCTCGCCGCAATACTGGCAGGCGTTGTGGGTCTTGCAGGTGTAGCAATCTCGCGCCGCATCCATTGCAGTGGCGTGCCGCACCTCTTCGAGTGCCAGATAGATTTTCGGCGAGTGCACGGACCCACACTTCGCGCACGCATAAAGGCGCGGCTTGCGTTCTGGATCGTCGGCAAAGATCAGAATTTTCGGTTCAAGGCTTTGTTCATCAGCCACATCAACCTCCAACAATCAGCCCGGCGGCCATGACAGCCAGCAACAGGGCGGTGAAAACACAGGTTTGCAGCACACCCAGCGCGGCGCGTTTGCGCGTGATCCCGGCGGTGTGCAGGAGGGTGGGGATGGTCATGACACGCGCCATTCGGAGCCTGCCGCAGCCATCTGCTCGTTGTACTCGTCAGTAGTTGGACGCGGCCGAGGGTCGCGGTAATGCGGCTTATGCGCCCGGCAGACCTGCCCATGCTGCAAAATCTTGGGCTGAGCCTTGGGCAGTTTTTCGATGCAGACCGGACACGGAATGCCGAACACTTTGCGTTCGGTTTGGCGCATGTCCTTGAGCGCGCGAAATGCGTCGATCATGTCGCTCACAGCCCGCGCTCCTTTGCCTGGGCGAGGATGGCGCGAACATCATCCCAATTGCTATTTCCGGCGGTCAATTCATCAACCTTCCGCAGCGCCTCCAACGCCGGTACAAGCAGGGGGTCGGGGGTGCGGGTGTTCCAGGCGGCGATGGCTACGGCTTCGGTGCCGCGCGTGTCCTGCGTCGTGTGGCAATCAAGGCACATGATGCCCAGGCCAGCGCCACTACAAGGCTGGACAAACCGCAAGATGCTTCCCTTGCAGAACGGGCACGGCAGAAGCTCCACCGGCGCCGCTACAGTCTCGGCCTGCGCGTTGGGCGGGAGGTATTGCGAGGTCATGCTGCACCGCCTTTCGCGCGGGCGGCGAGCATGGCGTCGGCAAAGGCATAGCGCGCCTGCTCGCGGGTGTTGGTCCACTCTCCTTCCGCGCCGAACGCGCGGTGTTCATCGATATCCATCTCGCGGGCATGGGCAGCGAACCAGTCCCGGATTGTCAGGCCTGGAAACTTTGCGATGTGAATGTCGGTCTGAAGATAGTCGTTCTCAAGCGGCACGCTGCGGTCGCCCTGTGCTTCGCATGGGAAAGCGGGATAGTTGCCGTAGTTACTCACGATCAGTTCTCCCATTCGCGCTGCAACTGCGCGCGGCGTTCGGGGGTAAGGCTGGCAAGGTGCTGCCGGGCCAATTCGACGTTGCGGCGGCTAAAGAGCGCGGCATCATCCTGTGGCTCTGGCTGGCGCGCGGGTTTGGTCAGGGTGAAAGTCACAGCCCACACTCCCGATAAGCCCGCACAGCACGGCGGGATACGTCGCAACCGAGGGCAGCCCAGGTGCAGGCGGCGGCCAATTCGATCATGCGGTGGTGAAGCCGGCGGTTGTGCGCCCAATCGTTGCTGCCTGCCGGGTGACGCTGGGCCGTGCGGTTGGCCAGTTTGGCGCCGCGCAGCAGTTCGTCGCGCGTCGCCATGTAGGCCTTGATCTCGGCAGCCGTGCGTTCGGCTTCGTCGCGCATCAGGTTGCGGGGGGATAGGGCAGTCATGCTGCACCGCCTTCGCTGTATTCAGCCCATTCTGTGGGTAAGCAAAGCCAACCCGCCGGCGTCGTAAAAAGTGTGCTATCGCGACGCACCACACCATTGTGTGCGTAGCCTCGCGTCGCCAAAACCGGCTCATTCATTGCTGGATTGCGAACCCAGACAACCTTTTCCCATGGAGCGGTCTTCACAGGATTCCAGTCAAGGTTTTCAGGCACAGCCATCACCGATACCCCCCGAACACCCGCGCCATGTCGGCAAAAGCCCAGGGCAGTTCCACGCGATCAGCGCAGCGAGGATCGGCCTGATAGCCATCCTCCTCGGTCATCATCTGGATCACGTAATCGTAATGGCAATCGAGCGCGGCCAGACGTGCGGCTTCCTGCCAGTCCTGCGCGCTGTAGAGCGTGTCGGACGTGCCCCAAGGGCCAAGACCCCAATTGATGCTGTATTGAGCCAGGATCGTCTGGACCAGCAGCTTTGCCTCAGTGTCGAGCGCTTCCTGCTGGGCGATCTCTGCCGCGAAATTTGGGATGTGGAGCATGGGTTATGCCTCGACCGGTTCGGCAGGCGTTTCAGCCGCAGCAAACGGACGTCCAGTCGCAGCGCAAATCGCCTGCAGCGTTGCCTTGTGGTCGCGCCAGAATTTCAGCGCGGAACGGCCATCCATGTTGGCAATGGTGCGGTCATCGAAATTCCACCACGCCGAAATGTCGTGCGCCTGACAGCCGATGATCATCTGCCGATCGGCAATCGTGACGTGCCATGTCAGGCCGCCGATGGTGATGGGAGATTTCGACGCATTGCCGGAGACCTGCGCATTGCCGGAGACCTGCGCATTGCCGGAGACCTGCGCATTGCCGGAGACCTGCGCATTGCCGGAGACCTGCGCATTGTCGGAGACCCGCGCATTGCCGTAGACCTGCGCATTGCCGGAGACCCGCGCATTGCCGGAGACCTGCGCATTGCCGGAGACCTGCGCATTGCCGGAGACCTGCGCATTGCCGGAGACCCACGCATCGTCGTAGACCCACGCATCGTCGTAGACCCACGCATCGCCGTAGACCGAAAGGTTCTGCTCTCCCTCGACCCATCCGCCAAGCTGGCCAGCAGTGATGCAGAGCGCGGCAATATCAGCAACGGCGCGAATGCGGTAAAGCGTGCGGCCGAGACACTCCTTGGTCTCGCCAGTGGCTTCGTACTTCGAGTTTTTGAAAAGCGTCTCGGCCATTGCCGCGTCCTCCATGCCGGTGGGCTATGGGGACTGTGTAGTTGGATCAATCCAACCTGTCAACGATCAAAGTTGGATTTGTCCAACTTTTCTAGATTCGGCTAAGCTGGCCACGAAAAAGGCGCCGCATGGGCGCCTGTTGGAGGTGGTATGGACGGATCGGTCAAAGAGCAGCTTAGAGACGGCCTGTTCCGTAAGCGGCTGTGGCTGGTCAAATGTGGCCTGGGCGTTGACAACGTCTGGTCTCTTCCGCCCAGAGAGCTTGATCGGATAGCGGACCTGTTAGCAAATTTTCCCAGCGACGCGCCGCCGCAGCCAAGTGGCGTGACGCAAGAGGCTGAGCGGCGGCAATGTGATTCAGGATTGCCGGGGCGTCTGCCAGCGCGCCTGCGTCGGATTGTCGCAGATGCTCTAGTTTCGCTTGTTGTGTGGCTGCGTCGTGAACCATTCGGCGGATAACGAAATCAATGACGCCGCGCCAGCGCAAGACGGCGCCGAAGGACACCAGGCCGTCTTTGGTTTGCAATTCCTTCGCAATGCGCGTCGCGGCGCCTAAATGCACTGGTTCTTGGTCTGGCGCGGCGTAGAGATTAGCAAAAAGCAGAATGCTCTCGTTAATGGTGGAGGGAAGCCCTTGAACGAAAGCAAGCAACTCGCCTTCTGGCGGCAAGGATTCAGTCATTGGTCGCAGCACTCGTTGCTACGCTAGGAATTTCCTTAATGACGGGCATGTCACGCTCCGGTTTCGAGCGCCTCCCAAAACAAACGTAATCTCGGGCGGAAAGGTGAGGCTCGTCGCGCGGCAGATCGCCGACCAGATCGGGAAGATCAGTTTCAACATGACCAAGTCCATCGTCTATGCGATCGGCCATTTTCTCATCACAATGAAACACAATTCGAACTAGCGTTCGCCCAGAATAGTCAGCATATCCCATGTCGGCGCGCTTGCGTGCAGCAGATATCGGGACGATAGATGACCGATCTACATAAAGGGTGAATCCCGCATTGCTGCGATCCACAGGGACCCATTCGCCCGCGTAAGCTGGGTCTGAGGTAGCCAATATCGCAGGCTGCGCGGCACTGTTATCTGCCGCAACCTCCGTAGTTGCCGGTGTAGGCCCGCTGGGCGCTGGCGCTGGCGCCTCGCCGCCGCAACCAGCCAAAGCGAGCGTTAGCGCCAAAATGGCAGAATATCTCATATCATTCCACCTAGGAATTTAAATTACCGTTCATATGCTGCTCTGCGGCATTTGGGGGATCAGGTAAAATTCCTGCAAACAGGGAACACAGAGGAATTTTCCTATATACTCAGCGCCGCCTTATGGTAGAACAAAAAAAGAACGAGAGGCAGGAAATGGAACGACTCAAGCTTTGGAGCCCGGAATGCGGCGGCGGTTGCCAACCATGCTTTCTGGATTGCGCCATGACGCGCTTGACCATCAGTTCATTATCTCGCGAAATCGAGATGTTGCGGCGCGAGCAGCCACCGCGACGGCACCCTCATTGGCCGGACTGGTGGAATCGCCTTCAAGAAGCGACAGACCATATGCAAGCGCTTCAGCTAAGGCTTTCCGAGATTGTTCCGTCAGTCGCCCCGATGGAGGCGTCAAAGGGATTAGCGCATCTAGCAGGGGTTCCAGCGCTTCGGCACTAAACGCCGCAGTAGGCTTAGGCTCAGCTGACAGTAATTCACCTAGATCGATATCCAGCGCAGTGGCTAGCCTATGCAGGGTGGAAACTTTGATGTCCTGCCCGTCCTCAAGGATGTTCTTCACGAGGGTCCGACTCTTGCCCACCTTGAGCGAGAGCGTCGTGGGCGCGATGCCTTTAGCCTTAATGGCGCGGGCCAAGGCTTGTTGGATCGGGGTGAAATCAAAATCTGCTGACATGCGGCGATTGTCCCATGTCACGCCAGTTTTTGGATAGATACTCGCTATCCAACTTGACAGGTTGGATTGATCCAACCTACAAGCGTCCATATGGACGATCTCATTCATGACATCGACGCCTTCTGCGAAGCACAGGGCATGTCGCCGTGGCAGTTCGGCCTGCTGGCGCTGAACGACAAGCCGTTCGTGAAACAGTTGCGAGATGGGCGCCGGCTCTGGCCCGACACTGAGGCGCGCGTGCGCGAATTCATGGCGTCGTACTGCAAGCAGGAGCGCGCAGCATGACGCGCCCGGCCGCAACAACCATCATCGGCCTGTCCCTGCTCGCCTGGTGCGTGCTGGGCCTCGGCGCTTACTGGCCGCGCGTGATGATCATGGCTGCGTCTGTGGCGCTGGCCTGGGTGTTCGTGGCGTATCTCTGCCGGCGGGAGGCTTGAGGGATGGCGAAACTGCGCGTCCTCGATCTTTTCAGCGGCATAGGCGGAGGTGACGATGCCACGCGGGGCTAAGCCTAAATCATATGATGGCACGCTCGTGGAAAGCGTCCGTCGAATGTACGCCGAGGGATTGACCCAGGCGGAGATTGGTGTGGCACTGGGCCTCACCCAGAAGATCGTTTTCAATGTCATGCGTCGGCACTCCATTCGCGCTCGGGTCGCAGCAAAACGTGATCAGTTCGGATCATCGAACCACGCCTGGAAAGGCGATCTCGCAGGGAAGTCGGCATTGCACCGCCGGCTATATTCCCGGTTCGGCAAACCATCCCACTGCTCGCAGTGCGGTACGAGCGAGGCCGCTCACTACGATTATGCAAATCTGACCGGCCAATATGAAGACCTCGAAGATTACGCGCCGATGTGCCGTAGTTGCCATTGGAAATACGACGAGAAGATTCTGAACATAACGCGCGTTCTGGAGTCTTCGCATGGGTAAGCCACTCAACGTCCTCGATCTTTTTTCGGGTATAGGGGGGTTTTCTTTGGGCCTTGAGCGCGCCAAACTCCCAGGAGCACATTACGATGGCTTCGAAACCGTCGCGTTCTGCGAAATCGAAGAATTTCCCCGCCGCGTCCTTGCCAAGCACTGGCCCGAAGTCCCCTGCTACCACGACGTGCGCGAGCTTACCGGCGAACGACTTGCTGCCGATGGAATTGCCGTTGATGTCATCTGTGGGGGCTTCCCATGCCAAGACATTTCCATCGCCGGGAAAGCCGAAGGTCTTGATGGTGAACGAAGCGGACTTTTCTTTGAAGTCATTAGATTGGTTCGCGAAATTGGACCCGGCCATGTCGTGCTGGAAAACGTCACAGAGTTGCTTGGTCGAGGGCTTGGAGACGTTCTGCGGGCGTTGGCCGAGATCGGGTATGATGCGGAATGGCACTGCATACCAGCTGGGAACCTTGGCGCGCCCCACGAGCGAGACCGTTGGTGGCTTGTTGCCTACCCCAACGGTGAACGATGCGGGGAATATTACGGCCCCGCCCTCGCAATTCCAACGTTGCTCGCCGGGCATTCCAATCATCTTGGCTTTGCTGGTTGGGAAACGCCTCGGGAACAAGTCGCTCAGGCGCTTTGCCGAGTGGATGATGGGCTTCGAGGAAGATTGGACAAGCTTGGATTCCAAGCCCTCGGAAACGCCGTAGTCCCGCAAATCCCCGAACTGATCGGCAACGCCATCCTGTCTGCGCTTGCGGACGGGCAGCAGAGGAGCGCCGCCTAAATGGCCACCGCCGCCCTCTGGCTGGCAATCGTGCTGATGTCCGCCGGCATCATGCTTACCGTTTTCGAGCTTTGCGCTGACGTCTTTGTGAGGCGCCGACGCTGACAGCATAGCCCGTCGGGTCGCACCACGGGCGCCGGGACGGTGGTGTCCTCCATTCACCCCGCCATCGTCCCGGTAAGATTTCAGATTTAGTTCCATTCCGGAGCATTCGCACATGCAACATAGCAATTCCGCTCAAAACAACAGCATCGTATTGGACGAACAAATCCGGGACGTGCTGCGGCGCCACATCAAGCGCGCGTATGATCGCCATCAGTTCACGCGCGCAACGCTCTCGGCAGAAAGCGGCGTTCCGTTGGCGCAGATCGACCAGATCGTCGCGGGTGCTGGCTCTGAGCGGCATCGGCGCGTTCGCTGCGAAGACGCATTCAACATCGCTTACACCCTGGGCGATGGCTGTGTGCAGGCGCTGATCGGCCTGATCCGCTATACGGCGCAGAAGATCGACGGCGAGGCGCTGGACGCAAGCCAGATCATGGCGACCACGATGCCGCACATGGCGACCATCGCCACCGCTGCCGCTGACGGTCGGTTCGATCACACTGAAATGCCGTCTGTCCGCGATGCCGCTGATCAGATCATTGCGACGTTCCTGCCGCTTTCCAGCGCTGGGGGTCGGCCATGAGCGACTGGCAACCGGGCGATCTGGCACTCTGCATCGATGGTTCAGACCATCCGAATCTTGGCGCCTCACCTGTTAAATCAGGCTCAATCCACACGGTAGAGGGGGTAATTGAAACCCGCTCCGGCATTGGCTTGTTTCTTGTGGGAGTGTCAGTTCCCAGCATTACCGGGGCATGCAGGGCATCGCGCTTCGTCAAAATCACCCCCGGCACCGAGATCAAAGGCAGGGAAGTTGAAAAGCACCGCCCTGTGAAGGTGGACGCATGAGCCTGTTCCGCACGCGCTGGTATCGCGCTTTCGCCTTCATCGTGTGGCCGCTGCGTTTGCTGGGCTTTGCGCCGGTTCTGCGCCGCTGCTCGTGGACCAAGAGCCATGCCCGCGTTGCTCTTATCTGGGTGGGCTGGGCATGAAAATCCCCTGCAACAGCTGCGGCAAGCTCCGCAAGTGGAAGAACTGCTACGGCGCGCCTGTCACTGGCCTGTGCTTCACCTGCTGGAGCGCCAAGCGCGCTGTGGAGGCAAAGCAGCGGAAGATCCATGGCGGCAATGTCAGTGCGATCGTCAAAATGTCTGACGCAGCGATCGAACAGCAGGACGATTACTATCGTTCGCGCATGGCCATGGGGTCTGCCCGCCTGCTTACCGCGATCATTGATGCGAGGGCGGCATGACCCGGGCCGAAGCAGAGCGTCGCGCCGGCCTGCCCGCATTCGCCCCGATCATCGCCGTTGAGCCCGGCTTGGACAGCCGCGCGGTAATGCGCCTCATCTGCGACACGATGGGCATCACGCTGGCGTCCCTCATGGGACCGTCGCGCAACCAGGAACTGACCGCAGCGCGCAAGTGCGTCTGCTTCGTCCTGCGTTCCAAGGGCCTGTCCGCATCCGCGATCGGGCGCCGGTTAGGCCTCAACCATTCGACGGTCATCAGCCACTGTGAAACGTTCGACGACGCTGCGCAAAAGCGGCCCGAACTGCGGATCGTGGCCGATGCCTTCTCACTTGCACGGCCGATGGCCGACATCAAGGCCGACCTGCAGAGCGAGGCCGGGCGCGTTTCCGGCCTGATCAATGCGCGTCTGACCGCCGCCACGCTGCGCAAGCGCCAGCAGAACATCGCGGCCGCCGCCCGGTCCCTGGCCCGTAAGAAGGCCGACCAAGCCCAAGAGAGGGCAGCAGCATGACCGCGCAGTGCATCAAGGCGATGAGGCGCGTGGACCTGCGCTTGCAGGCCGACGCCAAGCGCGTCGAGCGACTGGCGCGCGCCAAGCGGGCCATGGTGCTGCGCGTCGATCGCGCCTTGGTGCAGCAGATTTTCGAGCTTTCCCCCACCGACATGGAGCGCCTGGCCGGTGAAGTCCGGGCCGAAACGGGAGTGTCACGATGAAACTGTCCCTGTTCCGCCGTCAGCCTGCGGAAATCCCGCATGTTCCCACCGCCAGCGACCTCGCCCGCGCGCTGGGCAAGATGGGCCTTGCCGCGCAGTCCGATGCCGCAGCCCGCCAGCGCGCGAAGGTCCACGCCATGGCCCGCGAGCTTTGCCGCTGCACCGGGAAGCCTGTGCCTGCCCCACTGCAAGAGAAGGATGCCTGACATGGCCAATGCAACCGATGATCGCCTGCGCCTGTTGATCGAGCGTGTGGAGCGCTTGGAAGCCGAGAAGAAGGGCATCGGGGATGACGTGAAGGATGTCTATTCCGAGGCCAAAAGCACTGGCTACGACGTGCCCACCATGAAGCGCATCATCAAGCTGCGCAAGATGGACGGCGAAAAGCGCAAGGAAGCTGAATACCTGCTGGTGACCTATGGCGCTGGGCTGGGCATGGACCTGCAAGGGTCGCTGTTCTGATATGGCGCGCAGCCCGTCCAAATACGGCGCCAAAGCCGCTCCCTGCGCGCATGGCCACAACCATGCGTCTAAGCGGGAGGCGAAGCGCTGCAACGATTTGCACATGCTGGTGCGGGCGGGCGCCATTGCCGACCTTGAAGTCGAGCCGACGTTCATCCTCGCGCCCGATGGGCAGCCCATCATCATGGGTAACGGCCACAAAGCGCGGTATCGGCCGGACTTCCTATACCGCGAAAACGGGCGTCAGGTGGCCGAGGACGTCAAGGGCATGGTCGTGCGCGACTTCCCCCTGCGCGCCGCGCTCTTCCGCCTGTGCTTCCCTGAGATTGAACTGCGGGTGGTGAAATGACGGCCCCAATTTACCGCATCCATGAGCGTCAGGCCAACGACGCCTTCGCTGCGCACAAAGCGCTGGTCCTGATGGAAGTGCGCTCGCCGGAACTGGCAGAAAACCCCGTGTGGACTGCGGCGCGCCGGGAAGCCTTTGCGCAATTTGTGGCCGCGTTCGAGATGGTCGGGAGTGTCGCGCAATGACATGGGCCGCGGAAACACAGGCCGAACCAGCCATCGCCAATCTGGAAGCGGAAGCCGCATTGATCGGCGCATGCCTGATGGAAAATGCGCTGGTCGATCCGCTGAGCGCGATGGTGGGCATTGAGGATTTCGCCGCGGCTGCGCACGCCAATATCTGGGCAGCTATCCTTGCTGAGCAGGCGAAGGGCCGCGCGTTCAACGCCGTGACGCTCAAGCCCTATATCGAGCATGACGAAGGCTTGGCTGAACTTGGCGGCCTGCGCTATCTCGCCCGCCTCACTGCGGATACCACCGGCCTTCTCGCGCCGCGGGAAATTGCCCAGCAGGTGCGCGACCTGGCCGATCGCCGCCGCATGCATGCCGCACTGTCCGAAGTGCTTGCGGCCCTGCCTGATTCCAATCGCCCGCTGGTAGAGATCGCCGCGGATGCAGATGCCGCCATCGCCGCCCGCGCCGCGGATGGCTTCGACGAAGCGGATGCCGAAAAGGCCATGGCCGCGGCACTCGAAGCACTCGACCGCGGTATCGAAGGCGTCGAATGCCGGATCATCCCCGCGGTAGACGAGATCCTTGGACCGCTGGAACCAAAGAGCCTGACCATCGTGGCCGGTCGCCCTGGCATGGGCAAGACTGCTTTCTCGTCGTCCTATGCCCTCGGCGCCGCCCGGTCTGGCCATGGCGTGGTGTTCGTGTCGCTGGAAATGAGCCGCGACCAACTGGCCCACCGAATGATCGCAGACGTGGCGTTCGACGATCAACAGAACCGCGTGCCCTATTCGGCGATCCAGAAACGCGACCTGAACCGCTGGCAGCGCGAAACGGTCAACAGCGTGGCGAAATACATCGCCGGCCTGCCACTGCACATTGTGGACGCCGCCTCAATGACAGTCGGGCGCCTTGATGCCGTGGTTCGCTCCCACAAGCGCAAGATGGCTGCCCGCGGCCAGAAGCTGGAACTGGTGATCGTGGATTACCTGCAATTGCTGCACCCGACCACGCGCAAGGCAAGCGCCTATGAGGCCATTAGCGAAGTCAGCCGCACCCTCAAGCAGATCGCAAAGGCGCACGACGTGGCTGTGATGGCCTTGGCCCAGCTTTCCCGCTCTGTGGAGCAGCGCCCCGACAAGCGCCCGATGCTCTCGGACCTGCGTGACAGTGGCCAGATTGAGCAGGACGCTGACGCAGTGATGTTCCTGTACCGCGAGGAATATTACGTCATGCAGCAGGAACCGCGGGATGATCCAGACAAGCACAGCGATTGGCAAGCCCGCATGGAGCGCTGCCGGTCGATGATCGACTTCATCTTGCCCAAGCGGCGCAACGGCTCGGCCGGCGCTTCGCAGGGGCGTTTCTTCGGTGTTTACCAGGCGGTGCGCTCATGAGTAATCGCTGCTACAGTTGCAACCCCAGGACATGCTCTTCTGGGTTTCTTTATGTTGTGGTCGATGAACGCGATGGATCGTTCAAAATCGGTTGCACCAAGAATCTTGCCAAGCGCAAGTCAAATTATAGATCAAATGGATGTGATTTCTTTAACTTTGTGCATTCGCGCCGCGGAGGTTGTGAATGGACCGCTTTGACGCGCGAAGCCAAGGCATTGCGGCATCTAAAAAAGGTTGCCTGCAACGTCAGAGGCGACTGGTTCGCCGGAGACGTGGAAGACGCGATTGCAGCAGTCGAATACGCCTGCCGGGAGGTCAAGCCATGAGCGATATGCCCTTCCACAAGCGGTATCACAGCGATGCCCTCGCCGGCGCCCTATCATTGACGCTGGAGGAGCGCGGTGCATTTCAGACCCTACTGGATCTGATGTATGACAAAGGTGGCCCGATTGCCGATAGTGATCGACTGCTTGCTGGGTACATGGGCGTTTCCCTGCGCAAGTGGCATTCGGTCCGCGCCGCCCTCATCGCGAAGGGGAAGATTTACGTCACCGTCGATGGCGAATTGTTCAATTCTCGCGCAAAAAAAGAGATCGAAAACGCGCTGAAAACGAGCCGAAAACGCGCTGAAAACGGATCGAAAGGCGGACAAAAAAAGTCCGAAAACGCTAAAAAGTCCAATGAAAACAACGAAAGCGATGTGGCAAAAGGCAAGCAAAATTCTAGCCATTCGCGCATACCAGAAGCCAGAGATCAGAGTAAACCCCCAAACCCCCTTGCCGGGGATTTGGCCGATCCTGCGAAAGCATTGTGGGATGAGGCGAAGGCCTACCTGGGCACAAACCGATCGGGCCAGATTGCCCGGTGGGTGAAGGATCATGGCGTCCCCGCGGTTCAATCCGCGCTGGCCTTGGCGAAAGCCGAGAACGGTGGCGCCGGGGCGAACGATCCGATGGCCTACATGGCCGTGGTCTTGCGCAACGGCGCCGATCGCCAAGCTGCCCAACGTAAGGTGCAGGACGAGCAGGAACGGTTGTTCAACCTGCGCTTCCCGCCGCGGCAATACACCGAGGCCGAGGCATCCGCGATGATGACGCCTGACGAATTTGCCCGCTGGAAAGCCGGGAGGGTGAACGCATGACCAACGACTACCCCCTAGACCTCCACGGCCCGGAACCGCTGGCCGACTTCTGGACGGCCACGGAGCAACACCGCGCCGGCCAGATCACCCGCGACGATCTGCGCAAGGCATGGACTGCAAACGGGTGGGGCAAGTGCATTCCGGCGGGGCTGGCTAGGGAGATGGTCGATGGCTGACGCACAAAAAAACGGGAGCCTAAGCCCCCGTCTCGTATGCGGCCCGGATCAACGCCGCGATGTTGGTGGACCTGTCGCCCGGCTGCGCGTCGATCAGCGTCAGCACTTCGGGTGGCAGGGTGATCAGCACGCGGCGGGATTTTTCGCCGGGCGGTTTTGGCAAGGGGCCGTAGCGGCGGGTCATGTCGAAAATCCTGTTTACTTGAGCGTTGGCGGGCGTGTAAAAGCCCAAGCGGAAGCGCAAAGACGTCTTCTCCTAGCTGCCAGCGCTCCGGGGCTGGTTAGCAAGCTGAGGCGGTCATTCCGCCAATATGCGCCAAATAAGGGCGGGGCTACGGCCCCGTCCTTTTCCTCAAAGACCAAGAGCCACAGCGATCTGCTCAGCGCCATCAGGTTGGTTGACCAGGTGCGACACACGCACGGGTTCGCCGATCCACTTCATGCTTGGTCCGCGCGGCCCTTCGGTGCGAGTTGCTTCCCAGCCCCGCCCGTCGTTGCGAATTTGCGCCACTTCGCTGTGGCCGCTGACCAGCACCATGTGGCCTTGGCGGACGGTTTGAATTTTGAACTGGGTCATGTTGGTCACTCCGTTTGCGTCCGGCCCTGTGCCGTCCTGATGAACTCGGTATATACTGGGGTAGGTGGAGACGCAAGCGGTAATTCGGTATATACCGAAAATAATTTACGGAGGGCCGCATGATCCGCGTCACGAACCATGCCGTCATCCGCTTTCAGGAGTGGAGAGCATGACCCAAGCCGCTCCCGATCGCCTGGACAGCGCCACCTGCGAGCCATCTCTTGCCCGCCGCGTCCGGGTGACAGTCAATGGCGACATGCTCCGCTGCGTGACGGCCTACGACGCCACCGCCGGGTGGGTCGAAATCTTGGCCCACGCAGACAATGGGTTTCTTGAACATTGCGATGGGGATTTCGTCAAACGTCGGATTTATGGAAAAATTCGCGCTGTTTTGATGCCGGAGCGGGAAATTTGACCAACAATCAGCCCAGACATGAAAATTCTACACAGTTCAATTCGGGAGGTATCAGCCAGTGACCGCGACGATGACCAAGGCAAAACCGGACCCGCGAGCCAAGCGCCGGGATGAGACGCACGCCCAGTGGCAGGCCCGGATCGATGCGATGGCACCGTTCGAGCGCGAGACTGGCGAACCGGTGCTGACGCCTGAGGCGCTGGCCCAGGGCGACTGGGAGGCGGCGTTCATCCCCGACCAAGGCGGCCACCTGACCAAGACCATGCGGCGCAAGTCGGTGTCGTCCATGGCCCGACTGCACGACAACGGCCAGATCACGGGCGACCAGTGGGCGGCCTCGCAGGAGATCGCGCTGGTAGCCGAGATGATCGAGCGATCTGTTTCGGTGCGCGGTGCCAGCCTGGAAGCGCGCGTCGATAGCTCGGGATCGGGCCGCGACGTGCTGGTCGAGCGGCTGCACCTGGTGCGCATGGAGCAGGCCTACACGCAATGGCGCCAACACCTGCCGATGCCGCGCCGCATGGTGATCGACATGGTTCTGGGCGACCGGGAGCTTTTCGCCACGGCGCGGGTGCATGGCATGGGTTGGCCCCGCGCTCGCCGGCTGCTGCTGGGCGCGCTGGACCGCTGGTGCGACATCCGGGCGCGGGTCTGGCGCGACGTGGACGAGCGGGATGTGCTGGCCCGGTATGCGCGGCTTGGGGTGGGGGAGTTGGTTTGATGGAGCAAAAACCCTGCCTGGCGCGCGTTCATTGGTAGGACGCCGAGCGAGGATCAATTGAAGGATTGGCATGCGCAATTTTTCGGTCGCAAATCAGTTAGGGGGTGAGTATGGGCCGTTTCTGTGCCCCTGTGTTCTCTTTGAATCACGCATAGTCCTGATGCCGCCCGATAGTTAGAGGCGGCGGCATAGTGCCCTGCCTATGAAAGGCGGGCCAGACATGGACCTTCTCGACACCAAAGCTGCCGCGCAACACGTCGGGCTGTCGCCCGTGACGATGGAGCGCTTTCGCCTCACGGGCGAAGGCCCCCAGTACGCCAAGCTAGGGAAATCCGTCCGCTATCGCACCTGCGATCTGGATGCCTGGGTCGCTTCCAAGCTCATCCGCTCAACCTCGCAGAAGTCGGAATGACCATGGCAAATCAAGCACCCAAGGTCGGATACAGCATCCGCGAAGCGTGCCAGGCAACGAGCCTGAGCAAAAGCACGATCTACAATCACATCGCTGCTGGCCGCCTTCGCGCGGTGCGGGTGGGTGGCCGAACGATCATTCCTGCGACTGCGCTACACGCACTGGTCGAAGGCGACAATTAACGCCACCACTTGCTAACAAGTGCCCAATTAGGTAGCATAATCGGGCTGCGGTGGCGCGTCCGATAGAAGCGGAAGCATGGAAGCCATGGACGGACGCTGCTTTAACGCCATGCCCGCAGCAAAGATCGCGGGCCACCCACATTGAAGGGTGCGGGAGGCCAAGACGAACACGCAGACGGTTCGCCGTCGCCTTAGGTGGTTTGGCGCCACCGCGTGGAAATGCCAACAGGGTGGCAAGGCAGGCACGCGACACGTTCTGCTTTGCCGCCCTACATTTGGGGCGGGGCGTGACATAGCGCCCCACGCAAGAGGGCAGATACCACGGCGGTCATACCGGTTAAATCCGCCCGTCATGTGTCTATTGCGTGGGGAAAGGCCGGTTTAATTCCGGCCCCTGCATTGCTTATTTGCGCATCCAGTCACTTTCCCAGCGCCGCCGCGTTTCTTCATCAGCCAAAATTCGCATGACCCCGTGCAGATACATGAATTTGTTCCAGCCTTTGCACCCGGGTGTGAGGCGACACTTGCAACGGCGATTCAAGAGGGAATAGGAGCCGCCGACGCGTTCGCGCAGCGCTGGAATGTCGATATCCTGGTATTTCTTGCAGACGCCGCAATACGCGCGAACATGCGCGTTCACCTCGATCATCGCGTCGAGATCGCGCGTCCATGCCGATATCAATCCTGCCGTTTTCGCCATGCTGTTTGTAGAACGGAATAGGAACGATTCGGCAAGCGCCAACACCCCTTGCGCGTGAGTGGCAACTAGCGTATCGTCCCAAAATTCAGAACTGCGCCCCGAGGTCAAAACCGACCTGCGGGGCGTTTCTCGTTTCAGGGCCCGAAACCCTGGCACCCGGCCGACGAGGCCCAGCACCCAAGCGGAAAGGAGGCGATCTTGCATCTCCCACGACGCGGGCAGCTGGCGCGCACCGGCTTGCCCCGCGCCGTGCGGTCAGGGGCCTGAACCCAAAGGATCACACCATGGGCGAAACACGCGCCCGGCGCCGCGAAACCGAACGACAGGCGGCGTTCGTGCGGTACCTGCTGGCCGATCCCAGCATGAACGCGACCGAAGCGGCTATCCAGGCTGGCTATGGCGGCCCGAAAAAGAGCCGCACAGCTGCTGGCCGAATTGCCCATGACTTGCTGCGGCGGCCTGACATCGCCGCGCAAATCGACGCGGCCAAGGCTGAGCGGAGCGAGCGGACCAAGATTGATGCGGACTGGCTGCTGCGCCGGTTGGCTGAGGACGTGGATGCCGATATTGCTGACCTTTACGACGACGCCGGCAACATCAAAAAGCCCAAGGATTGGCCTGATGCATGGCGCAAGGGCTTGATCGCCGGGATCGAGACGCTGGGCACCGCTGATGGTGCGATCGTTACCAAGATTAAGCTCGCCGACCGGACGCGGATCAAGGAACTGATCGGCAAGCACACCGATGTCGGCGCGTTCGTCGAGAAGCATGAGCACAGCGGGCCGGGCGGCAAGCCTATCGAGCACAAGTTCCAAACGGTGGAGCAATTCGAGGCGGCAGCGCGCAAAATCGCGTCCGAAATCTGATGACCGATGCCGAGGTCGCTGCCGCCCGGCTGCTGGCGGCGGCAGACTTCTACTTTTTCGCCCGGTGGATGTTCTTCCAACGCACCGGCGGCAAGTGGCTGCGCGCCGATCACCACGCAGTGATCTGCCGCAAGCTGACAGACGTGTTCGAGGGCCGCACCACGCGGCTGATCATCAACATTCCGCCTCGCTATTCGAAGACCGAACTGGCTGTCGTCATGTGGATTGCCTGGTGTCTGGGCAAGGCCGCTGACAGCGAGTTCATCCACGCCAGCTATTCCAGCCTGCTCGCGTCCAACAACAGCGCCAACGTGCTGCGGATCGTCGAGAGCGCCGAATATCAAGCCATCTTCCCCGGCACCCGGCTGGGCAGCACCGCGCGCAGTCACTGGAAAACCACAGCCGGTGGCGTGATGTATTCGACCGGCGCCGGGGGCACGTTGACCGGGTTCGGGGCCGGCAAGGAGCGCGACAGTTTCGCGGGTGCCATCGTGGTGGACGACCCGCACAAAGCCGACGAGGCGCGGTCCGACGTGATGCGCCAGTCAGTCATCGACTGGTATCAGCATACCCTGCAATCGCGAGTGAACAGCCGGCAAACGCCGATCATCCTGATCATGCAGCGCCTGCACGAAAACGACCTCGCTGGGTGGCTGCTGGATGGCGGCACCGGTGAGGAATGGGAGCATTTGCGCCTGCCGGCCATAAACCCGGATGGCACCGCGCTTTGGCCCGCAAAGCACACCATTGAAGAACTGCGCCGCATGGAGCGTGCGCTGCCCTATGTGTTCGCTGGACAGTACATGCAGACGCCTTCGCCTGGCGAGGGTGGCCTGTTCAAGCCTGACTGCATCCGCGTCGTCGATGCTGTGCCAGCGCAGCAGATTACCTGGGTTCGCGGATGGGATTTGGCGGCAACGACCGACGGGGATTTTACCGCAGGCGGCTTGCTTGGCCAGATGCAGGATGGGCGCCTTATTATCGCAGACATGGTGCGCGAGCGGCTAGGGGCAGACGAGCGCGACGCCATCATCCTGAACACCGCGCACCGCGATAGCGCGATCGTCAAGATTAGTCTGCCGCAGGATCCGGGCCAGGCAGGCAAGACGCTGGCCACGCATCACGGCCGGCTGCTGTCCGGCTTCAATTTCAAGACATCGCCGGAATCGGGCAGCAAGGAAACACGCGCCGAACCCTTCGCGGCCCAAGTCAATGTCGGCAACGTGCTGATGCTGCGAGGGGCGTGGAACGGCCAGCTTATCGAGGAAATGCGAATGTTCCCCAACGGCCGCCATGACGATCAGGTTGACGCCTTGTCGCGCGCGTTCGGCGAATTGATCACGCCGCCCGGCCACACGTTCGGCTTCGCCTGACATGGCATCGTTCGGTTCGATCCTGGCTGAGGGCATTAAGCGAGCCCGCTTCGGCCGCCGCCCTGTCCAGCCCCAGCGCGACACCAACCCGTTCCCGAACTATGCCCCCATGGGTCAAGGACGAACGGGCACGCGCTTGGTCTGGAAGGCGACGCCGCGCAACCTGCGCTATTTTGCACAGACGCCCTATGCCCGCCGCGCGATCAACGCGATCAAGAACCCGATCGTGGAACTGGAATGGGAGATTGTCCCGGCTGCCGGCGTGAAAGACAGCCGCGAGTTGCAGCGCCAGGCCGAAATCGCCACCTATTGCCTGCGCAATCCGAACGCGGACGACAGTTGGCGCACGCTGGCGGAACAGGTCATCGAAGACGTTCTGGCCGGCGCGGGCGCCATGGAAACCCAGCGGTCAAGTGATCCGCTGCGTCCGCTCTGGCTTTACCCGGTCGATGGCCTCTCGATCCAGGTCTATCCGGGGTGGTCGGGCAAGCCTGAGGAAGCGCGCTACGCCCAGTCGGTGGGCTATGGCGCCTACACCGGCGGGGGCATCCGCGTGGACCTGCGCGACGACGAAATCATCTACATCCGGCCCAACCCGTCGACGGCAACACCGTTCGGCCTGGGGCCGCTGGAAGTGGCTTTTACGTCGATCGCACGCCAGTTGGGCGTCGGTGAATTTGCCGGAAACCTGACCAGCAACGCCCGGCCCGGAATTATGATTAACCTTGGCGAAGGTGTGGACAAGGACACGCTGGGCGCGTTCAGAAACTACTGGACCGCAGAGGTTGAGGGTCAGGGCAAAGTGCCGATCACCGGCATGAAGGGCGGCGATGTGATGCGCCTTCATCCGGAAGGCGACAACGCCCTGTACCTGAAATACCAAGAATTCCTGAAATCCGAAATCGCCACCGCCTTCGACCTGAGCCCGCAGAACCTGGGCATCGAGCGCGATGTCAACCGCAGCACCGGCGAGGTATCGCAGGAGCGTGACTGGGACCAAGCGATCAAGCCGCGCGCCAAGGAACTGGCTGCTTATCTGACCCGGCACGCTCTGCATCGTCGCTTGGGTTTCTGGCAGTTGGAATTCCGCTTCCTGGGTCTCGATCGCGAGGACGAAAAGCGATCGGCCGAAGTGTTCACGCTGGAATACAAGGCCAACGCGATCACGCCCAACGAGTATCGCGAATCTCGCGGCCGGCCACCGCTCGACACACCATTTTCCGGCCTCACTTCGATTGAGGCTGAAATCGCTCGCGCCGCCGCAACGGGCAGCAAGCGCGTGCTCGACCCCGCAGTGCCCGACGACAAACCATCACCCCGTCGCAGCGGCGACGACGAGACCAAGGACTGACCATGGCAAAGGATTTGCACACCGTTGCGGTTTCCAGCAAGGGCGATGGCCCCGCGCAGGAAGACCGTCTGATCGTTCTGATGAAGAAGGGCCTCGCGAATGCCGCCGGCGGCAGCGCGGGTGCGGCGGTCACGATCGCGCTCACCGGCCTGGAACTGCCCGCCAGCTACGGCGTGCAGGTCACGCCCAGCCAGGACGCCACCGTCTGGACCAGCGGTCGTTCGCAGACCGGCTTCACCATCAACCTGGCGCCGCGCCTGGCAGCGAACACGCTGGCGGCGGGCACTGTTGACGTGCTGGTGTTCGCATGAGCGAGGAAACCACCCAGGCAGATGCCGCTGCCCTCGTCGCCATGACCGTAGCCGATCTGGCCGCACACCTCGACGGCGTGGATCTCGACACGCTGAACGCTGCTTTGGCGCAGGAACAGGCTGGTCCGAACCGCAAGGGCGCCATCGCGGCGCTGGAAGCGGCCATTTCCGGCCACCCGGAAAACGCAGAAGCCGCTGCGGCTGCGGCTGAAGCTGACGGCACTGCGCTGCCGGGCGCCATCAGCACCGTGACCGAAGGGCTGGAAGACGCGCCGGCAGACCCCAATGCGGTCAGTGTTGCCCCGCCGCGCCCGCATGACAGCCTCGTCGCGCAGCTCGAACTGCGCTGGCACGAGTTCAAGGACTTCGTGCGCGGCCTTGAAGGCGAAGTCGAAGGCGAACTCGGCGCCGCGCTCAATTTCGCGCGCTCGCACCTCTGAGGCGGGATATGGCCACGAAAACCGATCTGGGCGCGATCACGCTGACCAACAGCGAGATCGCCGCCGCTGCCGCCAAGGGCGCGCACCCCACTGCCTTGCTGACTGCCGCCAAGCAGGGGGCCGCAGACGTCGCTGCGCAACTCGGCGAGGTCATCAAGATGCTGCCGGCCGGTTCGAACAAGACCGCGCTGGTGGCGATCCAGACCGCACTGCTCTGACCCGGGGAAAATGATGACGGCGCCGTTGACCAAGGAACAGCGCGAGGCCCTGCCTGGCGATCAGTTCGCTGTGCCGGGCAAGCGCAAGCTGCCCATGCCCGATGAACGGCACACCCGTCTCGCATGGTCGCAGCTTTCGCGCACGCAAGGCCTGACCGCCGAGGAAAAGGTCGACGCGCGCCGCCGCATCATTCGCCGCGCCCACGAATTGGGCATGGACACGACCGACTGGGAAAAAATCAGCGCCATGCGCATCGATGCCATGGCGCTGGTCGTTCCCGATGTGCAGGATCATCCCAATCGCATGCCTTTCTCCGGCGTGCTGACACGCGTGGGCCTGCCATCGGACAATGCCCCCCACGGATCAAAGGGCAAGCGGGTGCTGCTGACGGCGGAAGCCGCTGAGGCGGCGCTCGACAGCCTGGCCCTGATGGCCGTGGATTACACCCCGAATTTCGACGGGCACGACGTCCGTGCGAAGATCGGCGTCATCACTGGCGCCACCGTCGAAGGCTCCGATCTACGGATCGAAGGCTTCATTTACGCAGCCGACTTCCCCGAGGAAGCAGCCGAGATCAAGGCCAACAAGAACGCCCTGGGCTTCAGTTTTGAAGCGCAACAAATCCTTGTTGAAGACCTCGATGCGGACCCCTTGGTCATCACCGCCTGCGTGTTCACCGGCGCCGCGATCCTGCTCAAGGACAAGGCCGCCTACACCACCACGTCGCTCGCCGCATCGGCCGAAAACGCCCCGGCAGCAATCGAGGATTTCCCCATGACCAAGGAAGAACTGGAAGCGGTGCTGGCCGCCGCCCTCAAGCCCGTGACCGAACGTCTCGACAAGGTCGAGGCCAGCCACAACGAACTGGGCAGCAAGATCGAAGCGGGCAAGGAACTGCACGCCAAGGTCGCGCCCCATGCCGACACCCTGCGCGCCTGCGCTGCGTCCATGCAGGCAGCCGGGATTGGCGTTCACGCCACGCGCGGCCACGTCGCGATTCTGAACCGCATGGCCGACAACATGGAAGCCGAAGCGATGGGCGGCTCGCTGCCGCACATCTACCGCGATCACGACTACAACGGCGGGATGTATGCCGGGGCCGATGCCAAGCCGGCCGGGGCCGCCACGCCTGCCGAAAGCCCGGAAGTCGCTGCCCTCAAGGCGCAGATCGGCGATCTGACCACCAAGCTGGACGGCATCCAGGCTGCCGCCCGCGATACCTCGCCCGAACCCCAGCGCAAGACACTCTCCCCGCAGATCACGGCGCTGATGGCCAAGGCCAGCCTCGCGGCGCCGGGCGACGGCGAAAAGATGCCCGTCGCCAAGCTGGATGAAGCTTTGCGCGCGTCCAGCATGACCGTCCAGCAGCGCATCCAGCTCAAGACCGAAATGGACCGCGCCGGGCTGCTCGCCTGATCTCCATCGCCAGGAAGGAACAAAGACCATGACCATTGCTGCCACTGGCGACCGCGTGAGCGACGCCCAGTTCGTCACCTTGCAGGCCGCTGCCGACTATCTCGGCAACGGCGCCATCGAAGTGAACCGCTACGAAACAGAGATCGTTGACATCATTCGCCGTGAATCGGTGTTCCTGCAGCGAGTGCCCCCGGTCCCGGCGACCGGCCACCCGCATCGCTTCTTCGACCAGACCGCGATCGCGACCGGTTCGTTCACCGATCCGCGCACCATCAGCCCCTCGGCGTCGGGTCCGACCCGCACCGAGCGCGCGGTCTACATCAAGGCCGTGACCGCGCAGACCAACTTCGGTCTGTTCGACGTCGACGTGACCCGCATGCAGGGCCAGTTCTCCTACGTCGAGTCCAAGGACATCGAAGACATCGTGTCTGGCATCACGATCACCGAAGCATCGGCGGTCTGGAACGGCACGGCCACCGCGATTACCGACAGTTCGACGCAGAGCTTCTGCGGCCTGCTGACCCAGATCAGTAACCAGGCCACCATCGGCCTTGGCGCCTCGATCATCGACGGGCTCAAGGCCAAGGTTGCGGCCATGCTGGCCAACACCACGCAGGCGGTGCGCCCCACGGCGATCTACCTCAACCCGATCCTGAACGACCTGGTCGACCGCGAAGCCAAGGCCGCGCACATCGATCTGCGGACGGCCGAGATCACCGCCGGCGTCACGGTCAAGTATCTGAGCACCCAGGCGGGCGATCTCCCCCTGATCTCCGATCCCTTCATCCCCGCCACGACCGACACCAGCTATGGTTTCGCCGCGCCCGGTTCGGGCAACTCGAACTACTTCGCGGTCATCACGACCGAAAAGCTGCTTGAGCGCCCGGTGGTGCACGGCGGCGATGGCAACCTGAACCCCCGTATCTTCCAGCTCGGCCTGCTGGTCGGCTTGCAGGGCCAGTATGTTGGGGTTCACTTCTCGGCCGTTGTCGCCAAGCGCGCCGATGCCGCCCACGCCGTGGTCGCCGTCGTGCGTCCGACCGTCACCGCCGGCTGATCCTCTCCCCTTTCAGCCAAGCGAAACTACAGGCCGCTCCTTCGGGGGCGGCCCTTTTCTTTGAGAGCGCCCCATGACCCAAGCCGTCGACCACCAGATTTCCTGCGTTGCCGCCGATTGGCGTGCGCCGATGCATTGGGTCGCCGTGGCCACGCCGAGCGACACCTTAGACTTGGCGTTCGTGACCCGCGCGATCCGCGCCAATGTCGCCGGCACGATCAAGGTCGACCTCTACACCGGCGGCAGCGTGACCATGAACTTCGCTGCCGGCGAAACCCGATCGGTCCGCGCCACGCGCGTCTATGCCGCTGGAACCACTGCAACCGGTATCGAGGTGATGGCCTGATGCGCGTCTATTACCCCGGCGAGCGCAGCAACCATACGATGTATGTGGCCCCTGCCGCCGACCCCCGTTTCACCACAGGCACGATCGCCAGCGACTGGCTTAACGAAAGCGGCGAGCCGATCACCTTCGAGGTGTGCTTCATCGACGGCGCCGCGCGGGTGCCCGACAGCCTGGGCCGCTACCTGATCAAGACTGGCCAGGCCAAGCGCACTCGTCTGTGGACGCCGCCGGGCTTCAAGGATCTGGCGGCCTGAGCCGATGCCCAGCGTCTATCTTCAACCCAGCGAATACGCGACGTATGGTCTCGAAAGCACCGTTTCGACGTCCGACATCGTCAACGCCTGCGCTGTGGTTGACAGCTATATCCAGCGGCCCGAGGGGCTGGTCTGGATGCCCGACAGTCGGGGGCTGCCCTGCTACATGGCCGCGTTGCAGCCGAGTTTTTCGGCCACGCTCCCTGTCGCGCTGAGCGCCGGGCAGCCGGCCACGTTCACCTTTCCCTTGGCTGGAACCGGCACATCGAGCCTGATTGGCGAAGTGCTGATTGTGGACCGGGGCGATAACACCAAGGTCGAAGCGCTGGTGATCACCGGCACGAACGCGCAAGCAGGCACCATCACGGTCGCCGCGCCTGCCAACGCCCATGCCATCGCCGCGACGCTCGAAATGGGTCTGGTGGTGGTCGAGGAACGCCCCTTGGCCGCCAAGCGCTCACAGACGCGCGTCTCACGCACGCCGGTTATGCGCCTGCACTCTGGCGTTGGCCGCTATGCCTATGGCCGCCGCAGCGATCAGGTCGCGGGGCTTTACAACGACGTGAACCTGCTGGCCGCCGTGCAGACGTTCGGCGGGCCGCCGCAGTGGATTCCGTTCGACGTGCGCAGCGCCGATATCCGCCCGACCACGGGCGAAGTCTGGGTGCCTGCCGGGCTGATGCTGGCCTATTACACTGATGTCTGCCTGCGCTATATCGCCGGATATCCGCAGGCTGGCCTGCCCGCGACATTGAAACAGGCCGTGGCCAATATCGTGATCAACGCTGGCGCCGATGAATACGCGCCGCCCAGCCTCAAGATCGTGCAGGCCGGGGGCACCAAGTTCGAGCGCTGGTCTGACAACCGGCTCGACAGCGACACCAAGAACCTGCTGGAGCCGTTCCGCCAGAAGCTGATGTTCTGATGCCATCGTTCCTATATCCGCGCACCGTAGCCTTCCACCGGCCGGCCGGGCAGACTAAAGGTGGCCGCATCGGTTACGGCGGGCAAACCCAGGCCAACGAAACGGTCGTCGCCACCGGCATTCCTGCCAGCATCCAAGAGCGCAAGGAAGGTATCCGCAAACCCACTGGCCTGCCCAGCGATGGCCGGCAACCCGAATGGTGGGTGTTCATTTCCCGGCCTAAACTGGCCAACGGCACGCTCAAGGTGGGCGACGTGATGATCGACGATCTGGGCAACCGCTACCAAGTGCTGGCGCCCTATTGGGACAGCCTGGGATATCGCCTCACCTGCGCGCTGCTGGAGGTCTGATGGCCAGCTACATCGACGCCGCCAATGGCCTGGCCGACGCTATCGCCGCGCTGCTAGCGCCCGACACAAATGGTGTTATCGCCCTGACCGGTGCCGTGGCCAAAATCTATGTTGGCTGGCCCGACAAGCAGACGCTCGACGCCGATCTGAAAACTGGCACTGCGCACATCAGTGTCTGGCCACTGCCGGGCGAGCGCATGGTGTCGGTGACGAAAGCCGATATGGACTGGGTCGAAACCGGCGCCGCGCTAGCATCGCGCGAAACCCAGCGTCGGGCCCGCGCGATGCAGATCGGTATCTGGTGCAATACCTTCGGCGCCCGTGACCTGATCGGCGACGCGATCGAGGGCTGGCTGGCCGACATGTTCCGCCTGGCGCTTTCGGACGGCACGACCGCCCTGGTCTCCTGGACCGGCGGCCAACTGATCGACGACAAGCAGTTGCTCAACCTCTACCGGCGCGACGCCATGGTCATGGTCACCTATTCGACCCTGCAAACCATGGCTGCGACGCCGATTGAGCAGACCCAAGTCGCCATGGACGCCCAGGTCAACGGCGCCACCATCGGTTCTATCACCCTCACCACTCCCTGAAAGGATGCCCCATGGCCTTGACGGTCACCCAGCCCTTTGCCGGCCATGCGGTCGGCGATGTCATCACCGACGCCGACGAGATCAAGGCCATCCAGGCCGATGAGACCGCACGCTTCGTGGTCGCGACTGCCGACGAGGCGCCGGCCGAAGAAACCAAGGCCTGATCCGGCCGAACCAGCAGGAGCAACAGAATGCCCGTCATCCAGCAGGGGGCCGCGATCAATTCGGCCGTGCCCGATCTTTACGTTCAAATCACGCCGCCGCAGCAGACCTACATCAACGGCATCGCCACCAACATTCTCGGCATCGTCGGCGTCGGTTCGTGGGGGCCGGTCAACTCGCCGGTCACGCTGGCGAAATATGCCGATGCTTCCCAAGCTTTTGGCCCTGCATCCAATCGCAAATATGATCTGTCCACGGCAGTGTTCTTTTCCTGCCTACAGGGCGCGACAAACATTCGCGGCGTGCGCGTGACTGATGGCACCGATGTTGCTGCTTCGGCCGCGCTCGGCACTACGGGCGTGACGCTGACCGCCAAGTATACCGGCACGGTGGGCAATGCGATCGTCGCCGCGCTTTCGGCCGGGACCGCTGCAAGTTCGTGGAAGCTGGTGTTGAGCCTGCCCGGCTATGCGCCCGAGACGTTCGACAACCTGGCTGCCGGCCTTTCCGGCAATGCGGTGTGGGTGGCCATCGCCGCCGCCATCAACAACGGCTCCAGTGCGCTGCGCGGCCCATCAAAGCTGGTCGTGGCCGCTGCTGGCGCTTCCACCTCCGCGCCTGTCGCCGCCAGCGTGACGCTTTCGGGCGGTGCCGATGGCGCGAGCGGCGTGACCGCAACGCAGATGGTGGGCACCGACGGCACGTCGCGCACTGGCATGTATGCGCTGCGCTCCACGGGCTGCCTCAATGCTTTCCTGGCCGATTGCGATGCCTCGACGTCGTGGACCGCGCAGGTCGCCTATGGCCTGTCCGAAGGCACCCACATGATCGGCACTGGCCCCGCTGGCGACACCATTGCCAATGCCGTGACGGCGAAATCCACCGCAGGCATCGACAGCTATAGCTTCAAGCTGATGTTCGGCGATTGGTGCTATGTTGCCGACCCGGTCACCGGCGTGACGCGCCTGATCAGCCCGCAGTCATTCGAGGCCGGGCTGCTTTCTGCTCTTCCCCCGCAGGAATCGGCGCTGAATGGCAATGGCGCGCGCTATCCATTCCAAGGCATCATCGCCACGCAAAAGACCAACGGCAATTCGGTCTATTCGAATGCTGAATTGGCGCTGCTGTCGAACGCCGGCATCGACGTGATCACCAATCCCTGTCCTGGCGGAGCATTCTTTGGCTCGCGCATCGGCAAGAACACCAGTTCCAATTCGGCAATCAACGGCGACAACTATCCGCGCCTGACCTACTATATCGCCTATACGCTCAACAGCGCCATGGGCAGGGAAGTGGGCAAGTTGCAGACGCCGACGCAGCGCCAAGTTGCCCTTGGGAAGCTCACCACGTTCCTGTCGAACATGCAAAACAGCGGCATGATCGGCGACGTGAACAACCCGACAAAGCAGGCCTTTTCGGTGATTTTGGACGCCAGCAACAACCCGTCCGATCAAGTGGCTCTGGGCTATGAAAAGGCTAACATTCGGGTCACCTATCTGTCCGTGATCACCACGTTCCTTGTGGATCTGGAAGGCGGCCAGACCGTCAGCATCGTCACCCCCACCGCAACCACCTGATCGCCACCGATCGCCTTTTCGGCCCCGCCCTGACCGGCGGGGCTTCTTGTTTCAGGAGCGCCTGCAATGCCCCAACAGGGTTACACGATCGGCCGCGACGTATCGGTCGTGGTCACGCTGCCGAACGGCACCAACCTGCCGCTGGGCAAGGTGACGTCGTTCGAATCCAAGCCGGACACCACGAAGACGAAGGTCAAAGGCCTCGACGGCGTGGTCGACAATCTGCGGTTCTGGGAAGGATGGACCGGCACCATCAAAACCGAGCGCCGCAACGCTGACCTCGACAACTATTTCGCCGGTCTGGAAGCCGCCTATTGGGCGGGCCAGAGCGAGGATTACTGCACGATCCAGGAGACCATCGCCGAGAACAACGGGACGGTGACGCAGTTCCGCTACGAGCGCGTCATCTTCGATTACGATGCAGGCACTTACGAGTCTGACAAGACCGTGTCGCAAACCCTTTCCTTCACCGCCGCCAAGCGCATCAAGCAGGCCTGAACCCCATGGCAAAAGTCACTCTCACCGATCCGGCTGAAAACCCGGCCGCCACCGAATCCGCCAAGCTGATCGCCACCTCGCGCAAGAGCGTCGATGTGACCGACGACCTGGGCCGGGTCATCACGCTGAAAAAGCCGGCGCCGCTGGCGAAGCTGGATTTTTCCAAGGCGGCGGGCGCCAGCGGGATGAACCAGCTTTATCTGGCCGAGGTAGCGCACCTGCAATTCGTTTCCGCGATCGACGGCGCGCCTGTCATCACGCCTTCCACCGATGGGGAACTGCGGGCGCTCTATTCGCGTCTGGGCGATGAAGGCAACGAGGCGGCTCAGTTGGGCGTCTACGAAAACTTCATGAAGGATCAACCCGCATCGGCGGAGATCGCAAAAAACTCCTGAAGGACGCCGATTTCACCGACTGCCTCTGGCTGGTGAAAAACGGCGTCCCGTTCGACGTGGCGTTTGCCGTCGACGATCCTGTGCGCCTGGCTATGTCGCTGCGCTTTTCGCAGTTCGCAGGCCACAAGATCGACATCGAAAACCTGACCATTGTGGAGGAAGATCGTGGGTGACCTCTCGCTGCTCGACATGGTGACCAAGCTGGCGGCAGCAGAGGTTGCGATCCACACCAACGCCCGGCGCGAACTCGACCGGGTCGGCGCAGCCATCCAGCGCACGGCCAAGGCCGAGTTCGGCCACTACCAAGATGGGGTGGGTGAGTTTCCGGCTTGGGAGGAGTTGGCGGAAAGCACCAAGGAAGATCGCGTGCGGCAGGGCTTCACGGAAAACGATCCCTTGCTCCGTTCTGGTGAAACGCGCGACAGCATTGAGCGCCAGACGGCTGAGCTCGAAACCGTGGTCGGATCCGACAGTGAAATCCTGGAACGCCACGAGTTCGGCACCAGCAAGATGCCGCCGCGCCCGGTGCTGGGGCCTGCGCTTGTGCGCAACCACGACCTTATTCTAGAGAAGTTGGGCGGTGCCGTGGTGCGCGGTTTGGTCGGACAAGACACGATCCACGACAGCTTGGGCTACAACGCTGTGGTTGAGGGTGATTGAGGGGCAAAAGCCTCGTCCAGCGTCCACATGCCATCGGTCGACTTGGAGCCATCCGGCACAAATTCGACCTCGCGCAACAGGTTATCAAGGTCTGCCTTGACCGCAAGAATTTTGAATTTCCCGTCGCGCGGGATGATGGCGCACTGCGCTTCATCAATCATCGCCGAGGCCAGGGTCTTTTCGCCGCGTCCGACATGCTTGGTATATTCGACCAAGACAGGCTGAGAAACGCATGCCACATTGAAGCTGTCGGCTTGAGGTGAAACAACCATCTCAGCCTCTACCTTCGGAGGCTCTGGCTTGCTGTCGCACCCTGCGCAGAGCATCGCCACCAAAAGACCCATCAATCCGCGAACATGCATAATTCCCTCCTGCCCAAGCAGGATTGCGGCACGTTCGCCGCAAAGACAATGCGTTTGTTGCCGCTTTGGATGGATCGAAGCACGATAACCTCCTTGAAACAGGAGGATTATTCATGATTCGTTCCATTTTGGCGGTTCTGTTGATCGTTTCGGCGCCCGGTTTGGCGGACGCGCGACCGCACCGGCACCACGTGGCGCACCATAATTTCGGGCCATCCTCTGGCACCCATTACACCAATGTCGATGGCAACTCGATCCATAGCCCTATGCATTCGCGAGGCCGCCCCGCTGGGGCCACCGCTCATTGCGCTGATGGTAGTTGGAGCTTTAGCCAGCATGCGCGGGGCACTTGTTCGCACCATGGCGGCGTAGCTGGTTGGTAGAGCATAAAGCGTTTCTAGGCCGCTGATAGGCCCTTTTCAACAAGGCGGCGGATGGCTTCGGAGCGACTGACATCCGCTCCTACCGCGTAAGCGTCGATTTGATTCAATAATTCACGATGGAAGCGGGCTCGAACCAACTCGCTATCCACGGGCGGCCTGCCCATCCTTTTTTTGTGCTCATTAAGTGTTGACATGCACCCTTTATGTGCTCATAAAGGTCGGGCGTCAAGGGAGTACCAGTCCCGAGACGCCCTAACCAACACCGATCCTTGGGAGATCGACATGGCTAAGCATCGCATTACGGCAAATCGCCGCACCGTTCTATCGTCTTTCGCCGCCATCGGCGCTGCCGCCGCTTTGCCGGTTGCCGCCATGGCCCAGCCCGCCACCCCTCGCACCGCGTGGGACGCAGCGATGGCCGAATACGTCGCTGCGAAGGCCGCGATGGACGCCGCAGACCCCATAGGCGACGATGCAGCGGTCGGCCGGTTCATCAAGGCCGAGAAGGCTATCCTCGACACGCGCACCCCGGACATGCGGGCGTTCCGCTGGAAGGTCGAGCGCATGCGGGACATTTCCGAAACCAGCGTGATCGACGAAGACGATTTCGACCGTCTGCTGGCCGATCTGCGCCTGCTGGGGGATGCATAATGGCCGCGACCCAGAAAATCGAACTGCCGGCGCTGAGCATCGAGACGATCCGGCTCATGCTGATCGGTGACAGCCCGCTGATCGTCCATGCCTGGTCTGAAAAGGCCAAGCGCCAGATGCTCGATAAGCAGATGAAGCGGGCGAGCAAAGGCAAGGAAGCGAAAGACCCGGAGGCCGATTACGAGGCCTGCTTCTATCGCACTGACACCGGCGCCTATGGCTTTCCCGCGATCGGCGTCAAGGCGGCCATGGTATCGGCAGCGCGCTATGTCGAGGCCAAGATGACCGTGCTGCGCGGCGCGTTCCACATCGACTGCGAAATGCTGCCCGTGATCGGCGAGCCCAGGCCGCGCGAAGACATGGTGCGCGTCGGCATGGGCACCGCAGATATTCGCTATCGGCCCGAATTTCCCGAATGGCGCATCCCGGTGACGATCAAGTTCAACACGTCAGCGATCAGCGCCGAGCAGGTGGCCAACCTGCTAAACGTTGCCGGGTTCGGCGTCGGCATCGGTGAATGGCGGCCGGAGCGCAACGGATCCTATGGCCGCTTCCACGTCGGAGGGTCGGACGAATGATCTACAAGTGGAAATCGTCCGGCGGCTTGGCGCTGCCTGCGCAGGTGGTTGGCGAAGAACTGGAGCGCATCCGCGTTGCCAACAATGGCCGGCTTGAAGGCGAATTGGTTGTGGAGCGCGCGCGCGACAAAGCCAACCCTCTGCATCCCGCCTTCGAGTGGAACGACAAGAAGGCCGCCCATGCCTTCCGCGTCGATCAAGCCAGATACCTGATCCGGCATATCGAAGTTGTGGTGGCCGAGAAGCCCGACGCACCGCCGACGCGCGCCTTTGTGTCGGTTGTGCGCGACAAGGATCGGTCCTATACCTCGGTCCAGCACGCGATGTCAGACGAAGAGCTTCGACAGCAAGTGCTGGCCCAGGCATGGGCCGAACTGGAAGCATGGCGGAAGCGCTATGCAGAGCTTGCCGAACTGGCGGACGTGTTCGCCTCGATCGACAAGGCTCGGGCCGCCTGAAAAGGCCCGAAACATGGCAGGCGAGGTATGGTGAGGCGGGCCGGGGTGCGGCTTGGCGAGGCTGGGTAAGGCAGGGCAGGCAAGGTCAGGCGCGGCCTGGTTAGGCGGGTTGAGGCGGGGCACGGCAGGCGAGGCAAGGTATGTCTTGGCGAGTCGTGGCGCGGCGAGGCAGGCAACCACAAGGGCGGTCCTTCGGGGCCGCCCTTTCCTATTGCTGAAACGTGAGTAGCAGCGTAGGGTTCACATCACTGGTCGAACTGCGCCTCAGCCGGTGAAGATCAACCAGAGCACACAGCCGCCGACGAACAAACCGAACGCCCCGGCGGCGACCAACACCATACCCACCATCGCGACAAGAACCTGATCCACTAGCGAAAGCTTGGCGGGGCGCTCGCGATCATCCCACATCCGCCCAGGCTTTGGGGCGCGGTAATACAGCCCTTTCCGGTCCAGCACCGGGAAGCGGTCTGCCAGCGCCCACTGCATTTTTCGGAACCACTTCGCCATGAGCCTCGACGCCTATCGGGTTGCCGTGAAAGTCTCGCTTGTCGAGAACGTCACGCGCGGGTTGGGTATGATGGCCCGCCACTTTCGCACAACCGACGCGGAAGCGAAAGTGCTGGAAGCGCGGCTCAAGTCCATCGGCAAGCTCACCGTCATGGGCGGCGCACTGGCCATGGCCGGCAGCTATGGCCTTGGCTTGTTCAAGAAGCCGATCGAGGAGGCGACGGAATACGAGCGCCGGCTTGCCGCTCTGCGCCAAATGGGCCTGGGCGACGCGCAAATCGCGGATGCGCAAAAGTTTGCCGAGGCTAACCGCATCATCGGCACCAGCCTCAACGATCGCATGCGCCTGTTCGTGGACGCGCAGGGTTCGTTTCGCCAATCGGGTATGAGCGGCGCAGCAGCCACGGCGGCCGCCAAGACCATGACGCCGATCATGGCGCAGTACGAAGTGGCAACGAAGATGCTGTCGGGCGATGGCCAGGCCGCAGCCGAGGGTTCCATGCGGAATCTGTCCAAGATCGTCGAAATGATGGGTGGCCTGAGCGACACCAACCGCGCCAAGGCCATTGCTGATGGCGTGTTCAAGGCGGCGCAGTCCAGCGGCCGCATGGTCGATGAACGGCAACTCAAGCAGTTTGTGGCCTATGGATCGTCGGCCACGAACCAGCTTTCGCTGCGGACCATTTTTGGCGGTCTGGAGCCGATCATCGGTGAAATGGGTGGCTCGACCACGGGCGTCGGGCTGCGCACCGGCTACAACCGCGTCAACGGCATGCTGGCACTGATGCCCAAGCGCACGCAGGAAGAACTGCGCCGCCTGGGCATGGCTGATGGCAGCGGCAAGCGCCAGACCGATGATCTTGCCCGCATGCAGGCCACCGACACCATCGGCTATGTGCAGGAGGTGATGCGGCGCTACGAGAAGGCCGGGATCAAGACCCAGGTGGATCGCGAGCGTGAGAATGCGATCCTGTTCGGCACCAACGGCGCGAAAATCTTCAACAAGCTGATGAGCCAGATGCCGGTGATCCTGGAATCGCTCAAGGCTTATGACCGGGCGCACGGGGCGCAGGAAACCGCGAACGATCCGAAGAGCAAGGCGCTCAAAGCCTACATGGATCTGGAGGCAAAGGAGGGCGACCTCAAGCTGCGCATCGGTCAGGTCGTTCTGCCCTACTACATCCGGGCGCTTGAAATGGCAGCGTCGATGCTGGAGCGCGTCAATGCCTTCGCCAAGAGCAACCCGACCGCGTTCAAGGCTATCATCGGTGTGTTCGCTGCTGTTTCGGCCGCAGCTTTGGTTGGCGGCTCGCTGTCGCTCTTGGTGGCGGGCTTCCGGGCGTTCAGCCTTTTGGCCGGGCCGCTGCGCCTAGTCTGGACAGTCATGCAGATCGGCGCGGGCGCGTTGCGATATCTCGGTATGGCCGTGTTCCAGTTCGGCCGCTTCCTGATCGCAAACCCGATCGGGCTGGCGCTGGCCGCGATCATCTTCATCGGATGGTCGGTTTACAAGAACTGGAACGAAATCAAGACCAAGGGCCTTGAAATCTGGAACTCGCTAAAAACCGCGTGGAACCAGCTTTTGTCCGGCGACATCATGGGCGCTTGGCACACCTTTCGAGGGGCTTTCAACAATGCCTGGGTGCTGTTCCTCAACACGCTGATTGCTGGGGTCAACGGCATCCTGCCGAAAAGCTGGCAAATCCCCAAGCTGGCTTATGCCCCGAATGATCAAGGCGCGGGGGCTCCGCAAAAGCCCTCCGCTCCCAGTGGACCGCCTCCCAAAGCTGGCAGTCAGGTGCCTGCCTCGGTCTATCTGGATGGACGCAAGGTGGGCCAAATCCTTTACCCGCACATGGGCAAGGACGCAGCTCGCCCTAACACCGGCTATTCGCGGTTCAACCCCGCGCTTGCGAAGCCATCGCCATGACCACGCTGACCCTCGGCGGCGTGGTCTTCGGCCGCTACGAAATCCCAGAGCGCATCCCGTTTGGCGGCGAGCAGCGCATGAACGTGCACCGGCTTGTCGGCGGCAAGAAGGTCGTTGACGTGTTGGGCGCCGATCCGGTCAACCCGGAATGGTCGGGATTCTTCATCGGTCCCGATGCCCAGGCGCGCGCCCGGCAGATCGAGGTGCTGCTCAAGGCTGGCGAGCCGCTGGCCCTGACATGGTCGGAGCGGTCCTATACCGTCATCATCCGGTCGTTTCGGTGCGAGTTCGAGCTTGCCTGGCGCATCCCCTATTCGCTGGGCGTCGAGGTCGTTTCCGACAACGTCACGCCGATCACGGCCGGCACCAGCCTCGACACCACGGCGCAGGTCAATGCCGATGCCACGGCGGTGGCCACGTCTGCGGCGAGCGTCGGCAATACCGGGCTGACCGGGGCGGTTTCATCGATCCAGAGCGCGCTCAAGTCGGTGCAGGACTTCCGCACGGCCACTGTCTCGCAGATCAATGCCGTGCTGACGCCGATCAACCAGGCGCGTGCGATCGTGACCGGGCTGATGCAGGAAGCCTCCACCACCTTGGCGCAGCTTGGCTCGCTGGCGTCGCTGGGCGGCGCTGTGCCGAACCCGGTGGCGCAGTTCGTTTCCGGCCTGTCGCTGTCTGTCAACGCGGCGCAGACCACAGGCACGCTGGCCGACATCGACGCGCGCCTGGGCCGCATGAGCCTGAACATCGGCGCGCTGTCGGCCGGAGCCAAGACGGTGACGACCGGCTCGACCAGTTTGTTTGCGGTCGCCGCCGATCAATATGGCGATGCGCGCGACTGGACAGCACTTGCCCAGGCCAATGGGCTGACCGACCCGCAGGTCAACGGGATCACCACGCTTGTCGTGCCGGCCAAGCCCGGTGCCGCTGCGACAACGGGCGGCGTGTTGAATGCCTGACATCAACGCCTTGCCGGTGGAGGCCCGGTCCAGGCAGCCGCGCGGTGCGGTGAAGCTGGGCGGCGTGATCGTGCCGCACGAAGCCATCGAGGTGGAGAACAATGCCTATCGCGCGGCCGACACCTTCGCGGTGGACTTTGCTCTAAATGCGCTGCCCACAGCCTATGGCCCTGCGTGGTTCGGCAGTCAGAGTGAGATCCTGTGCGAAATCTTCGTGTCGGAGGATGCGCCTAGCCCGGACAACTACCAACCGGTGGCTGCCGATCGCCTGATCCTGGGCCAGGTGGACGACATCACGTTCGACCCGCTGGCTGGCACGATCCACATCACTGGTCGCGACCTGACTGCGCGGCTGATCGACACCAAGACGAGCGAGAACTTCCTCAACCAGACCAGCAGCCAGATCGCGCAGACGCTGGCCGCCCGGCATGGCCTGACCGCGCAAGTGACCGCAACCACGACGCGCGTGGGCACCTACTACAGCCAGAACCACAGCGGGCTTAGTCAGGAACGCAGCGAATGGGATTTGCTGGTGGAACTGGCCGCCTACGAGGACTTCGACGTTTATGTGCGCGGCGAAACGCTGTATTTTCAGCCCAAGCCGACCGACAGCGGCGAGCGCTATGTGATCCAGTGGCAGCAGCCCGACAGCGGCGCGCCGGAATCGAACACGACGCAGTTGCAGTTCGATCGCTCGCTGACGATCGCCAAGGGCGTCGTGGTCACGGTGCGCAGCTGGAATGCCAAGAGTAAGCGGGCGTTCAACGCGTCCTGGCCCAAGGCGGTCAAATCGACGAAGCCGGGGCAGTCTGGCGCGGCAACCCCGCTGAACTACCACTACACCATTGCCGGACTGACGCAGGACCAAGCCACGCAGCGGGCCAAGGCGATTTACGAGCAGATCGTGCAGCACATGGTGCGGCTGTCCGCGACGCTGCCAGGCGACATGCTGCTCGATTGCTCCATGCTGGTCGAGGTGCGCGGCACTGGCACAGCGTGGGACCAGACCTATTACCCCGATGCGTTGCGCCGCTCGCTTTCGGTGGACGAAGGCTTTCGCATGAGCCTGACCGCCAAGAACATCAGCGACACCGTGGAGAACCAGACCTGATGGACGGCCTGATGAACCAGATGCGCCGCGCCGCGCAGGAAGCGATTGGGACCGGTGGGGCATCGCGTCAGGGCATCATCGACGCTTATGACCCGAACGCCTATGCGGTGAAAGTGCGCCTCCAGCCCGACGACACACTGACCGACTGGCTGCCGCTGAAAAGCCCGTGGGTGGGCAATGGCTGGGGCTTGTTCTGCGGGCCTTCGGTGGGCGATGCGATCGAGGTGGATTTTCAGGAGGGCGACGGGGGCGTCGGCACGGCGGGGTGGCGGTTCTTCAATGATGAAGACCGGCCTTTGCAGGTGCCGAGCGGTGAATTGTGGTTGGTTCAGCAGTCGGGCGCGTCGATCAAGTTGGCCAACGATGGCTCTATCGCGATCGATACCGGGGCTGGCGCATCAATTGTGCTCAAGGGCGACAACATCACCTCGGCGGGTACATGGACGCACACCGGCACGTTCACCGCCAGCGATGACGTGGTGGCGAGCGGCAAGAGCCTCAAGACCCACCTGCACAGCGGCGTGCAGCCAGGCACCGGGCAGTCGGGGGCGCCGGTATGACGACCCTGGCCGACGTCTACCACTACATCGGTGGCGATATCTCGGCGTCGAACACCGGCGATTTGCAGGGCGTGACCGACACCGTGCGTGGCCAACAGCGGGTGCTGCGGCGTCTGCTGACCAACCCGGGCGATTACATTTTCGAGCCGAACTATGGCGCGGGCCTGGCGCAATGGATCGGGCGCACCGCTGACATGGCCGAAATCCGCGCGCTGATCCGAGGGCAGGTGCTGCTTGAGGATTCGGTAGCAAAAATCCCGGAGCCAGTCGTGCAGGTAACGCAAATCCCGAACGCAGATGGCGGCGGGTTTGCCGTGCTGATCCAGTATGCCGATGCCGCAACGAGCGAGCCGGTCACCCTGTCTTTCAACGTGAGCTGACCCATGGCTGACCTTCAAACGCAGACCTTCGACCAACTGGTCGAGGTGCAGGCCAATGCTGTCCAGGGCGCGTCCACCGGCTCGCTGATCGACTTCTCGGTGGGCTCGATTCTGCGCGCGCTGGCACAGGCTTTCGCCGCCGTGGTGCTGTGGCTGCAAGCGATCATCCTGCAACTGCTGACCACGACACGCGCGGCAACATCGCAAGGCGCCGATCTGGACACCTGGATGGCGGACTTCAGCGTCACGCGCCTGGCTGCAGTTGCGGCCACTGGACAGGTTACCTTTGCCCGCTTTACGCCGACAAACGCGGCAACAATCCCGGTTGGCGCCCTGATCCAGACAGCCGATGGCACTGTGCAATATGCCGTGGTCGCTGATACCTCGCTGGCTGCGTGGTCTGCCAGCGCCGGTGCCTATGTCATCCCGGCCAGCACGACCTCTGCGATTGTGGCTGTCCAAGCGGTGACGGCCGGCGCTATCGGCAATGCTGCTGCCGGCGCGGTAAATACCTTGGCGCAGGCGATCTCCGGCGTCGATACCGTAAGCAATGCCCTGGCTTTCGCGAATGGCGCAGATGGTGAAAGCGATGCTGCATTCCGTCTTCGGTTCGTCGAATACATCGGCTCGCTGGCCAAAGCGACACCAGCGGCAGTGGATTACGCCATCACCTCGCTGCAACTCAACCTCACCGACAAGATCGTCGAGAACTACGACTATGCCGGCAACTACAAGCCCGGCACGTTCTATACCGTCATTGATGATGGCAGCGGCTCGCCCAGCGCCGACACGGTGAATGCTGCGGCGTCGGCTGTTGAAGCGGTGCGGGCCTGCGGCATCCAGCAAGCTGCTTTCGCCGTGGTGCCCGTGGTGGCAAATGTCGGCCTGACCGTGGGCATCGCTGCTGGCTACGTCGGCGCTACAGTGCGCGCGGCGGTGCAGAGCGCGATTGCCGCCTATATCGCGTCCCTGACGCAGGGCGAAACGCTGATGTGGGGCCGCCTCTACAGCGTGGCCTATGGCGTTGCGGGCGTGTCGTCGGTGACCGGCCTGACCATCAATTCCGGCACGGATGACCTGACCGCAACCGCCAAGCAGGTTGTGCAGGCCGGCGCGATCACGGTGACCTGATGGCGACGGGCGATACGACCGACATGGCGGCGCGCCTCAAGCGCTTGCTGCCACCGTGGTTCGGTGAAACAAATCCGCTGGTCAATGCGCTGATCGCGGCGGCGGCGGTGGTTCTGGCCTTTGCCTATTCGCTGTTTGCCTATGCCCAAGCGCAGGTGCGCATCCGCACTGCAACGGGCATCTGGCTCGACATCGTGGCGCAGGACTTCTTCGGCTCGCGCATCGTGCGCAGTTCCGGCCAGAGCGATGACAGCTTCCGGGCGCTGATCCTGGCTAACCTGTTGCGGCCCCGGGCGACGCGGCAAGCGATTTCCGACGTTGTGCAGGCCCTGACCGCCTTTGCGCCGCAGATTATCGAGCCTTTCCGCCCGGTCGATTGCGGCGCCTATGGTGTGGGCTATGCCTGCTATGGCGGGGCCGGCGCCTATGGCTCTGTCTCGCTTCCGGCGCAGGCTTTTCTGGTCGCTGATCGGCCGCGCCAGCCCGGTATCGCAATCGTGGCGGGCTATGGTGCATCTACCGCCGGGTATGGCGTAGGCAGTCAGGCCGAATATGCTTCGCTCGACATGCTGGGTGCGCGCGTAACCGACGATCAAATCTATGGCACGATTGCCGAAGCCAAGGCGGCCGGCGTGACGATCTGGACCCGCATCCAGAACCACAAGGGCGTCGACAACGTGACGATCAACGGCGCGCCTTTCACGTTCAGCGGGCTGCCTATCAACCTGTCCTGATCGACGCCGCCACCGACAAACCACAGCCCGCCGCGCGCGGGCTTTTCTATTTGGAGTGACCAATGGTTGATAGAGTGACCGTGTGGCCGGGGGCGGTCCCGCTCGAAACGGACCTCCTGCGCACCAACCGCAATGCCATGATTGCGATCGGGCGCCTGGCGCAGGACATTCTTGGGTCGAGCACGCTCGTGTCGGGATTGGTTGCGGCGCCGACCTCACCGGCCAGCATGAGCGTGTCGATCGGCGCGGGCGCAATCTATCAGTTGCAGCCGGTCGATGGCACGGCGTATTCCAGCCTGCCGGCCAATACGACGGATTATGTCACCAAGCAGGGCATCAACACCACCAGCGACGCCACGCTGTTGACGTTCACTGCGCCGACCACTTCGGGCCAGTCGGTCATCTTCCTGATCCAGGCGGCGTACAGCGAAGTCGATACCGACAATGTGGTGCTGCCCTTCTACAATGCCAGCAACCCGGCAGTGCCCTATTCGGGGCCCAGCAATACCGGCGTCGCATCATCGACCACCCGGGCGGGCAACATCAACCTGGCGATCAAGGCTGGCGTGCCGTCGAGCAGCCCGACGCCGCCGGCTGCCGATACCGGTTTCGTCCCGCTCTACTATGTGACGGTTGCCTATGGGCAGACCACGATCACCTCGGCAAACATCACCGTTGCCACGGGCGCGCCGTTCATCCCCGCAACGCTGGCGCAGATCGCGGCCTCGGCCATCAGTCTGGCATCGGCGGCGGAATCGATCGCGGGTGCCAGCACTACCAAGGCTGTGACGCCAGCGGGCCTGGCTGCGGCAATCCAGACCGGTAGCTGGGCTTATGCTGCCGATACAGGCGCTGCGAACGCGCTGGTTGTGGCAGTGACGCCGGCGCCGTCCGCTTACACCGCCGGCATGCAGGTCAACGTCAAGGTAGCCAACAACAACACCGGCGCCACGACGATCAACGTCAACGGGTTGGGTGCGAAGTCGATCCAGCGCAATGGCGCGGCGCTGGCCTCTGGCGCGCTGGCTGCCGGGCAGATTTATCGCCTCGTCTACGACGGCACCTATTTCCAACTCGGCCCATCGGCAGAAGCCGCCAGCCTGGCGACCAATGGCTATGTAAAGCTCTCGTCGGGCCTCATCATTCAATGGGGCGTCACGTCGAGCTTTTCGGCCGAAGGTGGCCAGACCTTCACATTCCCGATCGCATTCCCGAATGCATGCCTTGTTGCCTCAGCGACGGCTGACCTGCCGGCTGCATCCAGTTCGCAGGATGCCATCGCGCAGGTCTATGGCAAGAATGCCAACAGCGTGGGCGTTTACATGCAGTTTCCGAGCGGCGGTTCCACAACGTGGGGCATGACCGCCGACGTAATCGCCATCGGCTATTGAGGAGCAACGCACATGAAATTTAGCCCCTCGACCGGGAACTTCTACCCCGATGACATCGCCTATGCAGCTTTGCCCGACGATCTCATTGACGTGAGTGGCGAAGGCTATACCAAGGCAATGTCGCGAGCCGCCGACGAGGCGTTTTCTGTTGGCGCTGATGGCGCCGTGACAATCACCAAAATTCCGGGTCCAACCGACGAGCAGATCAAGGCTGCAGTCAAGGCCGAGGCCCGGCGCCTGATGGCCGCGACCGATTACACACAAGCCGCTGACGTGGCGTTCGACCTCAAGAACGTCGCGGCTTTCACCGAGTACCGGGCTGCCGTGCGCGCGATCTTCCGCAATCCGCCGATGGAACCCGAGTGGCCCGACGTGCCCACGCCCGATTGGGCCTGATCACCCTGTCCTGATGTTCACAGCCCCGCTTCGGCGGGGCTTTTCTTTGGTGGCCCATGACCGATTTCTCGCATTCGACACCGCTGGCTGATCCTTCGATCTATTCGAAGGCCATGATCCCGCTGCGCGTGGAAGGCACAACGCCGACCGACCCGACGCAGGATACGTTCGCTCAGGTGTCGCTGCAGTCCATCATCGACCGTGCGAGCAATCCGGTAAGTCAGAGCGCGATCGATGCGCAAGTGGCGGCAGGAAACGCCACCGCCTCCGCCACCTCCGCCTCCATCTCCCAGCAGGCTGCGCTGGCAGCGGCGAACGCGACAGGCACGCTCTATACCCCCACGTCAGTAGGCGCCGCACCACCCTACAAGGTCAGCGCGATCAACATCGGCGCGGCCGGCACCGCGACTGGCACGGGACGATTTGCAGGCGGCACGTCCGGTCTGACTGGCTTCTCGTGGACTTACCAAGCCACGCCAGGCAGCGGCATTTCCGCGCCGATGTGGCCCGACAAGACCGCGCTGAGCACGTCCAGCACGCCCCCCACGCTCACCGCGACAAATGGTGGCGTCTCCGGCGCGACAGCGACCGCCACTATGGCGCAGTTGCAGAACGGCGATACGTTCCTCGCGCCATCAGCTGACTACAAGCAGCTGCTACTGTGGCAGGTTTCGGGCGGTGTCGTCGCTGCGGTTCCCGATGGCAACGGTACGCAATATGGCCAGCCTTTGGCCACCTCTGTGCTCCCTTTCGTTGGCACCTCCACCATCGCCCCGGCGGGCACGGCGGCCAGCGGGTCGAACGCAGGCACGGACGGCAAGGTCTGGTACTGGCCCGACACGATCAAGCCCTACGACCAGTGGATTGATACGCTATCGATCGCGTTTTCAGCCGCCGGCAGCTACAAGATCATCGTCGCGTCGGTCAACGGCGACGGCACGCTGAACTCTGTCAGCACGTCGGCCACGCGGACGGCTGCGGTTGGCGTGAACACCGCAACCAGTTTGCAAATCTACGTCCCGGCCGGCGCGGTGATTGGCGTCCAGTTGATCAGCGGGAACTGGTATTACGCGGCGGGAAGCTTTGGTGGTACGCAGTGGACGTCCACCGCGATCCCGACGACTAACACCGCAAAATCGATCGGCACGACGAACGGCATCAAGTGGGGCGTCACCCTGCTGGCCGAGACGGTTTACAAAGCCCGCTATGGCTTTGCCCTGGCGACTTCGAATGCTTCGACACTGGCCATCGCTGTGGTATCGCTGGGCGGCACTGTCACCGTGGGTTCGACCACGCCTGTTGCGAGCGGGACAGCTGCATCGTCCTACACGGTTGTGCCCAATGCTCCCGCAGCGGCGGCCGGCTATGTCACCGGCTTTACGATTGGCCTGTCCAGCGCGCAAACTGTCAATCTGTTGATCTTGTCGCTGGCGGGAAGTGTCGCGACCATCGTTTCGAGCACGGCCATTGCGGTTTCGAGCGGCCTTCAAACCGTATCGGGCCTGCAAATTCCGATCGCGGCCGGCCAGTTCGCGGCTGTTAGTGTTTCGACTGCCTCTTCTAACGGCATCTATTACAACGCCAGCGATGGCCAATCAATCTATTACAAAGCGTCTGCACTCAACTCGGGTGACACGCTTACCGGCCCGGTGACGAACTTTTTCCGGTTCGAACTCAATATCACCATGATCACAGGGGTGTCGGCGCAGGCGTCGGTTGCCCTGGCGCAGTCCACCGCAAACGCTGCCGCTTTGGGTGCCAGCACGCAGCAGGGCTTCATCCCCGCGACGGATGGCACGGGCACCGCTGACGCCGCCACAACCTGGTTCTCGGCTACGCGTTTCGCGCAGTCTGGCACGCTTTCGGTCGTGTCGCTTTGGTCGGCTACGGCAGGCCCGGCAGTGCTATTCACGGCCAACATCAGCGGCAGTTCTGTAACGATCGTATCCCAGCAGAACGTCACGTTCTCGGCCGGGTTGAACACCTTCACCAATTTCAACCCTGCCGTCACTGCCGGCCAGATCCTTGGCCTATATACCGCCAGCGGGTCGATCCGCTATGCCAGCGGCGGTGGCACCTGCCTCAAGTATGTCGGGCAAGCATCAGGAACGGTCACTGTTTCCCCCGCTGGCGTTGGCCTGCGCTTGGGATGGCAGATCGATAGCGGCGTTTTTCGCACGTTGCAGACGCTTTCGCAGGGCGTTGGTGCACCGACCTCGGGCATCGGTCTTTTGGCCTCTGCGGATTCGAGCGGGGGCAGCGACAGCGCGACGGTGTTCGCGTCGGCACGCCTGCAACATCCCACGCCATGCGTTCCAACCGGCACGTTCACGCTATCGTCTATCCCGAACAACGGCGACGGATTCTGGGGAACCGGCCGCGTTTCGGTCAACGGGGTGACGATTTCGCTTCCGGTGCAGCCGGAATTGGGCGCGCGCTTCCTCAAGCTGCGCTCGGCCCTCGTGTCGCAAATCTACAGCGGTTCTGCGCTGATCATCAACGGTGATTCCATCACCAATGGCCTGCAAGCCTCGTCGCCACAGACCAGCTACGTCGGGCTGATCACGCGGTTTGCGAACATGGGCATCGCCCTGGATGAAGCGGTGTTGTCGAACTTCGACACAACCGATACGAGCGGTGGCCCGGCTTTCCACGGCCTCACCTTTGCCAGCCCTTCCACGGTCACCAACGGCACGGGAGGGCCGCTGCAAACCTCTCTGCTGTTGCAGCCGGGCCAGTCCATGTCTTTCACGGGCGCCTACGAGCGGGTGGACGTGACCTATACCGGGGTCTCAGGCGGCACGCTGGTGTTTGCCTATGGCGGCACGACCTATGCCACTGTGAACACCACAGCCTCGGGCAATGACCTACTGGCAGGTGCAGGCGCGACCGGGCAGACGGCGAGCAGCACCTACTCGATCACCAATACGGGATCGGTCGCCGTCGAAATCACGTCGTTGATGCGGTTCGGCGTCAAGGCCAGTGGTTCGCCGCCGCGCCTCTATGTCTGCCGGTTCGCGCATGGCAATTACCGCTTCACCAACTACGGCGCCGCGCAGATCGCCTCGATGATGCGTATCGCCACGGCAATCGCGGGCGGAACGAACCACTTCCTCGTCCCGGCGCTCGGCACGAACGATTCCATCGGTGGCGTGGCCTATGCGACGCTCAAGGCGAACGTGACCAGCTATGTCAACGCCTGGGTATCGGCCGGCATCCCTGTGTCGCAGATGCTGCCGATCATGCCCTGGCGCTGGACCAGCTATGGCGGCGGCGGCTCGTTCGAGCAGGGCAACGCAGCCATTCGCGACGCCTATCGCACCCTCGGAATTGGCCGGTTCGTGCAGACCGATGGCTTCGACATGGTGGCGCAGGGATACGGCGCACACCCCAACGACGCCGGCTTCCTGCTTGAGTTCAACGCCTTGGTTTCGGCCTTCTGCGCCGGGACGATTTAACCCCTCACCCAAGGAGAACCGACCATGCTCGCCAAGTCCATCGCCCGCCTTGCCGAAATTGGCCGCCGCAAGGTCGCGTTGACCGACCAACTCGCCAAGCTGCACGCCGAGGAATGCACCCTGCTGACCGACCTGCTCGCCAAACATGGCCCATCCGCCGGGGTTGATGAAGCGACGGTCACCGCCGCCAGCCAGCCCAAGACGCAGTAAGGGCCCGGACATGGAAACCGTCATCGTCTACGCCGTGCACGCCGCATTGTGGGCGGTGGCGGCCCGGCGCGTTGGCATCCGCCCGGTCACGATCATTCTGGCCGCTTCCACCGTGGCATCATGGGCTGTCGGCGCGATCTATTCGGGCAACGACCAGATCGTCATGATGATGATGCTCGATCTCTGCACCATCTTGGCATTGCGAGCGACGGGTCATGGCGCGCGCGACCGCATGGTTGCCGCCGTATCGCTGGGCCTGATTGCCTGGCGCTGTGTTCGGCTCGCGGATCATGGCCAATATATCGATTATTGGACCTATGCGGCGGCCATAAATCTCGCCAGCGCTTTGCAATTCTTGATTGGCGGGGGCGTGGTCGATGTCGTCGGACGTGGCATTGATGATTGGGCTGGCCGCGTATCTGATCGGCTCCAGCGCGCTCTACGCATGGTGGCGTGCTGATGGTCGCGCCGCCAGAAAGCGTCGGGATCGGCGCTGATACCGCGCAGATGCTGGGTGGGGGCGTGTTCTCCGCCGCTGCCCGCCAATACCTTCGCCCCGCCGGCAAGTGGATGCGCGCCATGGGTGCGTCAAGCCTTTGCATTGGCGGCTCATACCTCTTCGGGCCGTGGGTGGTCGAACTCGTCCACGGCGTCACCGGGGCCAATCTGCCGCGCACTGTGGCCGGGGCCGTTGCTGGACTGGCCTGCATCGGCATTTCCGAAGGCATCCTGACCGCCGCCGATCGGCTCGACCTCACACTGTGGTCGCCTTTCACGCGCCATCCTGCGCCTGCTGTCGTGTCTCCGCCGATCACGCCCACGCCTGTCCCGCCCATCGTCGCGCCTACCGTGCCGACGCCACCGGAGCATCACCCATGATCGACGTTCGCAAGACGCAGCAGGCGCTGGCCGCTGCTAGCTATGATCCCGGCCCGATCGATGGCCAGTGGGGCGGCAAGACCTGCGCGGCGCTGTTGGCACATCAGGCTGGGCGGCAAGCAGATGATGCCTTGCGCGCCCTCGGTGTAGCACTGGCGCCGGAACTGCTGGCAGCGGGCATCGTGGACACTCCGCAGCGCCTGGCGGAACTGCTGGGCCAGACCGGCAACGAGACGGGCGGCTACAAAGCCTTTGCCGAGAACATGAACTATTCCAGCGCCGCCATGATGCGCGTGTGGCCTACGCGCTTCCAGACTGTGGAATCGACACGCCCCTACGTCGGCAAGCCGCAAGCGCTGGCGAACTACGTCTATGGCTCACGCATGGGCAACCGGCCGGGCACGGACGATGGCTGGCTGCATCGCGGCGGCGGTCTGATCCAGCACACGGGGGCGGCAGAATATCAGGCGCTGTTCGACCGGCTTGGCGTCACGTCCGAGCAGATTCACGGCGGCGATCCGGTGCCCATGGCCCGGGCGCTCTGCGACTATTGGGGCCGCGTGAAGGCCAACGGGTATTGCGACCGGGGGGACTTCGTGGGCCTGCGCAAGCGGGTGAACGGCGGCTTAGTGGGGCTTGACGAAGTGGCTAGGCGCCGCGTGCGGAGCTTGGGAGTAATCTCATGATTAAGGAAGAAATCTGGAAACCCATTATTGGCTTCGAGGGCGTTTATGAAATTTCCGATAGCGGAAATGTCAGGGCTCTGGATCGCGTTATGCAAAGCGGTCGCTGGGGCCATGTCTCTCGCAAGGGTGGGCCGATAAAGGCTAAAATTGATCAGAATGGACGGCCATGTGTCGGCCTAAGGATTAATGGGAAAAGAATTTACAAGCACATTTCCATTCTCGTTTGCGAAGCGTTTCATGGTCCTCGCCCGTCGTTGCGGCATCAAGTCGCGCACTTCCCCGACCCTGATCCAAAAAATAATGTGCCGAATAACCTTCGGTGGGCGACTAGTTTGGAAAATCATAATGACCGCAGAATTCATGGGACAACGCCGGTTGGCGAAAAAAATTGTTTTGCAATCTTGAATGAATCGGAAGTCCGAAAAATCCGTGAGTTGTACAGGCCTGGGCGCCCTTACCATCCCGGAAATCACAAAGAGATTGCTAAGCACTTCAATATTTGCCCGGGGCACGTTCAGGCTATCGCTAGTCGAAGGGCATGGGGGCATGTAGCATGAACATCACGCAAGCCCTCAAAGGCATCGGCGGCGAGTTCGAGCTCAACCGCGTGATCGGCGCAACCGGCGCGCTGGCATACATCGTCGCGGCGAACGCATTCGAAGCATGGGAAGTGCTGGGCGCGGGCAAGCCGTTCGACTTGGCCACCTATTGCGTTGCCTTCCCTGCTGGCCTGGGCGTCGTCGTCGGCGCTGTGTCGGGGGCTGTGGCGCTCAAGGATCGGCAGGTTGCCAAGGCCAAGGGAGACACGCCATGATTGCCGCCTTTCTCGCGCCCCTGTGGCCTATCCTGCGCAACAACTGGCGCGCCTTGGTGGGTTGGGGGTGCGTCGTTGTGCTGATCCTCTACGCGCGCCACGAACACGCCCGCGCTGACAAGGAAGCCGCTCAGGTAGCCATCTGGCGTGATGCCGAACACAACTGGCGCCGGGCCTATACGATCCAGCGCAACAGCTTCGACGTGCTCCACAGCGCGCTGCAAGAGCAGAACGCGGCGGTGCAGCGGCTCAAGGCTGATGGCGACGCCCGGGTGCAGGCTGGGAAGGATGCGCTGGCTCAGACCGCGCCCGAGGTCCAGGCCCTGCGCGATGCTGCCGCCAAGATGCGCGCGGTGCCGCAGACTTCGGCCACCGGTTGCCACACCAACGACGCTGTGATGGCGCTCAAGGAGCAGATCTGATGCGACGCTTGCTTCTTGCCCCTGTGGGCATGACCGCCTTTGCGCTGATGGGATGCGCTTCCAAGCCAACACCACCGCCGGCCGTGGAGGTGCGCGTCGAAAAGGAATACGTGCCTGTCGCTCAGCCTTGCGTGGACAAGGCCGATATCCCGACCGTGCCCGCCAAGATCGGTGGCAATCTCAACGGCGATGCTGTGCATGACACTGGCGTGCTTGGGCCTGCCCTGGCTGATATGCGGGCTGTGGCGATCAAGGCTGTGGCGCTGCTCAAGGGGTGTGCGAGGTAGGGCGGCGGTTCCGACCGGGAAAAGCCCAATCCTGCCCCGCCGCCCTGTTGGCTTTGCGCACTACCGGAAGCCATCACCGGCTAGAACCTTTACCCTGGAAGGCAAAGAAGCACTTCTACGGCCTTGCAAGTAGACCCAATTCGACGGGCCGCCGCAGCCCCACGCTTATAGCACAAGCAAGTAGGGCGGCAAAGCAGAACGTGTCGCGTGCCTGCCTTGCCACCCATGGCTGCGAGGGCACTTAGCGGGCGTCCCTCTGTTGTTGCCCCAACCGGCTTACCTAGTCGTCCGGTCGGTTCCGCGTCTTGAAATTTGCTGCGGCGGCTAGCTATGCTGTCACCATGAGGGGAATCGAACCCCTGATCTTCCGTAAGACGGCTGCACTACCAACTGCGCTGCATGATGAACCGCCGCAGCCCGCGCACCATAGCACATTCAGCGCGCGGGGGAATCGGGAAAACGCGCGCCGATCCGTTCCAGGTATTCCGCATCCAGCGAACACCAGTCGAAATTGTCCTGAAACGCACCGCAGACGTGGCTGGGCTCCGTAAATGGCTGTCCCGGCGCCGCTTCAATGGTTGCCGATCGGATGCCCAGTGACTTTAAGACTTGATCGCCCGAAACCGGCGGCGCAGCGGTGCATTCACCGATCTTGCCCATGTCGCAAGCCCAATGGTCGCAACCAGCGCAGCAGGGGCCATTCGCCCAGTAGAATGCGTCTTTCCATTCCTGATGTTTGCGCGCGAAGGCATCTTGCTGCATCTCCTTCCAAGCATTTATGGATAGACCGCGCCGCCGTTCAATTTCCTCTGGCGGTAATGGGCTGAAGTCCATCCCTCACCCTCTCGCCCTCAGGCACGCGGCAAGAAGGGCGAGCGCGGGGGTGGATGCGAAAACCCATTCCGTTTTCGGATCGCCCGGCCTGCCCACTGTCGCTGAATTCCGCCCGGTTACCGCCCACCTGCTATAGCCATCAGGGATCATGGCCACCACGGCGTTTAGGTCTGCTGTGTATTTCTCGCAGTGCCCCCGGCGATATGGCGGCTTAACTGGGCCAAGAACAAAATCAGCCACCTCGGCATCCAACTTGCGATCCGCCCCCTCAGCAGCCTCAACGCGCGCGATCAGGTCGGGTAGGGTCATCCCTGTTTCTCCATATACTGCGCGATGATGGCGGCGGGGTCGATGTCTTCCGTCATTGCGCGGTAGATCAGCACCGCCCGCGTGCCTTTGCTTGGCACATGGTCGAGATGCTTCATTTCAGACTCATCGCGCATCCATTGCGGGATCGGCATGCCGCACAGGTCCAAGTGCTTGAAGATCGCGCGAGGCGTCTTCGTCTGCATGTCGAAAGCCATCATTAAGGATCGCGCAAGGCCGTCCCAATTCTCGCGTCCAGCCTCCAGCCCCGCCCGCGCGCCTTCGATCAGCGCGGCCTGGCGGATGGATGCGATGGCCTTTTGCAATGCGCCTGGCGCCACAGAACCGCGTTGACAGGCGTTTCCGTGGGTAAGCAGTCCAAGCACGTCCGGTGACACGCCAAGCTGCGCAAGTTGCACCAATGCGGCGGCAGTGATCTCCATCTCAGTCACGCGCGGTTCACTGTCCATGGGTGCCTCCCCGAAACGCATTGAGCAGCCGCAACCACAGCCACATGAACGGCCACATTGCTGCGCCGATAATCGACGGCACTTCGGCAAACACTTGGCCTCGCACTTCGCCCTTGATGCAGATGGCGGAAAGGCGTTCTTCTGCCTCACGCTCGCTGTCAGCATGAACAACCACGCACCATTCGTGCCCGCGATATGGATAGGTAATTAGGAATTTCTTGCTGGGTTCACTGTCCATGGCTTTGCTCCTTCCCGGGTAGCCATTCGGTCGGTGTGGGAAAACTGTAGCGCCTGTCTGGGACCAACCATCGCGCCGTGTCGGCGTAGGCGTGGTCTGGCATGATGATGCCACTTAGGCCGCCATCAGCCCACTGCCGCATTGGTGCATCATCGGAATTGATGCCCCACACGGCCCAGCCTTCTTTTACAATACGGCCATCGTAGATGCGTCGCACCCACACCTTTGAGCCATCTCGCGGGGCAGTCGCAATATCTTGCCAATTTTCATCCATGGCTTTGCTCCAAGGCTTGGCGGATTTCATCGCGCTGGGCCTGATGTTCCATCCGACGCCAGCCATTGTCGCCAGTGTTCGCGTTCGGCTGTTTGCTGATGGCCTTGTCTTGGTCCTCATGCCAGATCGCAGCGCTTTCCAACGCCTCCCGCAGCCGCTCGATCTCGTTGGTGAGTATCGCATTTGCGGCGCGTTCGCTGTCGAGCGTTGCAACAGCCTCGACATTGATCACGCTGGCTTTGCGGTAGTGGTCATAGATTTGGGACTGAGTGGCGTCCAAAGTTTTTGCCGACGCTTGAACGCGCCGAACAGTTTCTCGTAGCCGCTCAATCTCGGCGCGCGCGGATTGGAGGGCGGCATCGTGCTGGTCGATCAATCCGGCAACAGCGGCCACGGGGATGAAATTGCAATCCCGCCCAGCATACCCGGATAGGCCTTGTGCGCGCTCCATCGCTTCCTTGCTCGGCTCGGTCATGCGGTGTCTCCACAAAAGACGCCACAAACGCATCCATTCCACCCCCGCCCGGGCCAAAGTGCTTTGCCAGCGCCTCGCGACCAATCAGTGCCTTGGCTCGCTCCATATCGGCGGGGTTGTCAGTCCGGAATGTGGCGATCGGCTTCAAGCCTTCGGGGAACGCAGCATTATAGGCTGCATCGAAAGCCTTCTGGCAGTGAGGGCATGTTGCCGCCACGGGATCAAGCGAGACGTGAACGGACGCGCCATAGCTGGTGAACGTCTCAATCACGTCCTCGGTGGCAGGTTGCCCCAAGAGCTTTTTCCCGCACCATGTGGCGCCGTCGCCATGCGTGTGAGGACGACGTTGTGCGCGGGCGTTGCGGATATGGATGACGCGGCATTCATCACCCTTGCGCCCATCACCCGCAGGCGCGATACTGTCGTCAGACATGCGAACTACCTTTCGCTATGTTGAGGCCCGGGGCAGCGCGCCAACGCTGTTTCCGGGCCGTTTGGTTAGCCAAACCATCACGGGATTTGCCGAGTCGCACCCGATATAGACGGGTGGGTAGACAAACCGACGCGTTGATTTCTAGCCTAGAATACCCTCCTGCAGGGCGCGCCATTCCAGCGATTCTCACCAGGGAACGGTACGCCCTTCCCGATCGAGATAATGCAGGCCGGGCTTTCCCCGCTGCGCGAGCAGCGTGGTGACGATATGTGGCACGGTTTCCTCGATGCCGAACGGCGCCTCGGCTCCGCCAAGTCTGGTGCGGATCCAGCCCGGCGCCATAAGCACCTTGGCCCGACCATCATCGGCATGACGCGCCGCATAGCTGCGCATGTACTGGTTCAGCGCAGCCTTCGTGCCCCTGTAGACCTCGTGCCCGCCGTTCACATTGTTGGCGATACTGCCCTGGCCCGAAGACATGACACCGATCAGGCCCGCTGGCGCGACGCAATCCTGCAAGCCTTCCACCACCCGTAGCGGGCTGAGCGCGTTGGTGACCATCACGCGAACGAACTCTTCGGTCGAAACCTCCGCGATGGTTTCGTCCTGGTTGTGGTTGGCCGTGCCCGCGTTGACGAACAGGATGTCGAACTGCTTCCCCATCAGCCGTTCGCGCAATGCCATAATCTGCGCTGGCTGCGTCATGTCGAGCTGGGCAATGTCGACGCGGCCCGGGTGGGCATCGGCAAGGTCGTGCAACGCAGTGCGGTCAGGGCCGCGCACCGTTCCGACGACATGCCAGCCCCGCGCGATACATTCTGCCGCCATCGCATGGCCAAGGCCACGCGATGCGCCGACAATGAGAATCGTGCCGGCGGTGTCACTGATGGACCGGGAGAGCATGGTGATTCCTTTCGGTTTTGCCGCTGAAGACCATCATCTTCCACTTTCGATAGCTGCACCAGGCGCACAGGATGCAAACTGTTGTTGCGTCACGCGCTATCCCACGTTTGCCAAGCCGACTATCATGTGGCG